AATATTAAATATTAAGTAATATTAAGCGGTGTAAAGTATTGTTATTATTGAGTTTAGGGGGTTTGTAAAGTTTTGTTAAGTAACCCCCCGCCGGTCATGGTTTGTTACAAATCTTAACAAAAGGGGTAGGGGGCATATTCCAACGAAATATTTGTTATCTTTTTAACCCATCATATTATTTGTATTATTCCAACGATATTTTTGCTAATTTTTTTATCCCACATAACTCATTATTACATTCCAACGATATATTTACTAAATTATTATTAACAACATTGCACTAACACCCCTATTAATAACACTAACAATAAGACACTTATATACACTCCGGTATAATACCCCCCATTATTCTACCAACCAAATAAACATAACCATAAAGAGTAATATAATAGATGCTGTCATTGCTCACCCCTTACTTCTGCTACTGCCTGCATATAATCAAAATCAGATAAACAAGCCATCAATGATAAAAATTCATTTATATCTTCGGCTTGACTATCATTTTCAATATCTTCAACCCAAATTTTATGCAACCATTGTCTAATTAGTTTCTTATCTTTTTGATTCATTATATACCTTTTAATAATTTTATTATTTTATTTTTAATTATTTTAAATATATATTGCAAAAATTGTATTATTGCAATTATTATTGTATAAATAATTGAAATTATGAAAGCAATAATTCCTGCAATTGTAATGATAATCCCCAATGCTACACCTATTGCTATAACAGCAGATAAAAAGAATAATATCATAATTCCGATAAATTCTACAAATAACAACATTCCTAACATAAGTTTAACAATAAAAATCATTTATCCATCCAATCAATTAACATTAAAACATCAGTAATAGTAATAAAAATTATTAAAGGAATTGTCAGCCACCAAATAAATGGATTAGGACTTAACATACTTGCACAAACATATCCTAACGCACTAAAAGCAGTAGAACAATATCCTGCTAAAAATTTTAATGATTTTTTATTATCCATCTGCTAACCACCCTTTCTTGATATTTCTTCTCTAAAAACTTTATCTCACCAATCTCTCCGTCATATTCCCAATGGTGCTGATATAAATTCCCACCAAAATTCAAATACACTAGGAATATCATTGAGCCATATACCTATAATAAAATAAAACGGCAATGTTAAACACCATAATAAAAATACTACCATATACCAAATACCAAATAAAATAAAAAATATTACTATAAATGGAAATGTGATAATTTTACCTATTAAATACCAATTCATTATTTATCTCCATATTGTTTATTCAAATCCATAATATCCAACAATGCTTTTTTATCAACATCAGATAAAATATGATTCTGATGCAATAATGTGATTAATACTTGCAATGCATGTTTTATCATCATTGAATGTCTATAATTAAATACTTCATCTATTACTACAGCCATAACTTTATTCTTCTCCTTATAATAGACATCCGAAATGATATAATAATGCACTTATGCTATATATAAGTGTACTTTCCATTATACAAATAAATAAATAAAGCCAATATTCATTATGCTCCACCATAGTATGTATAAAATAACATATAAATATTAAAGTTATAAATCCAGCATAAAAACCCATTATTCCTCTCCTTCTAATGTTGGTATAACATAATACCACTCCGGAATATCATCTTCATTCAAATCTATTAAAACCTTTGACGGCGGAATCGGAGCAACTCTTACGGGTGCTTTATGTATCTGCTTTGGAGTTTCTTCTTCCAACGGTGAAGGAATAGGAATCATTAAACCTATTAATATTGATATTGTAACAATTATTGCTATTACAAAACCTGTTATTGCGTTTTTAGTTGGTGAATCTTCACTCATTTTTATCATCCTCACATACAGTATTTAATACCCAACGAGCATATTTACTAAACATATCGTCATCAAAGCGATTATGTAATAAATGCCATATAACCTCTGGTATTATAGTTAAAAATAATATATCGTCTTTTATTTTTTTAAACATTAATATATCACCTTTCTTTTGCTATTTATATCATTTTTAACAGCATTAGCAATTTGGTTATCTGCTTCCCATGCAACTTGAAAACTATATTCCGGATTTCTTTCAATTGTGCATCCAAAACCTTTATTAAATTTTTCTTTTATTTTCTTCCATTTTGATTCCGAATATGTTTTATTGCTAATTTCTCTGCCATTATACCAATATGAATATCCTGTCGGAAAATAAGATAAATTTCTTTTTCCAAACACTAAATTTACTTCATCTAACATAAAAATTTTTGATATATTCATATTTTGTCCTTATTTTTTTATCTTATTGCAAAATATCTGTATTATTTGCAATAAATTTTTCAAAAAGTTCTTTTATTTCATTTTTTATTGGTTCTTTGTATGCCATTATTGATAATAATATGTCATTTTTTATCTCTTTTAATGTAGTTCCTGCCACCGAAACGTGCGTACCTACGCCGTTTTCAACGTAGTTTTTTATCTTGATTGCTAATAATTGCAACAAAACATTGGAAGTAATATCAATATAACCCCTAAACCATGTATCACTTAAATTTTTATAAAATTCAAAATTATCTTCTCCTAAAACCTCACTATAGCCTGTTCTTTCAAATAATTCTTCAAGAGTTTTTGCAACTACAATACGAGGATTATTGCCACAATTATCTGTAACCCATTGCCAATAACAACCAGGAATATCTAATACTGAATAAAATTGTTCTTCTATTGATGTATTTTCATCTGGAATAAAAATCTCTATGCTCATCTCTTTTCCTCTTTATTATATTATATTATTTTTCTGCCGATAAGTCAAGAGTAGTTAATCGTTCTTTTGCTAAATTAAAATATTTTTCCGATATTTCAATGCCAATAAAATCTCTTTTCAACCTTAATGCTACTTCACCTGTTGTACCACTACCCATCATTGGGTCTAAAATTAACCCCCCAATTTCACTCCATGTTGAAATTTGGTCATGTACTAATTCGGCAGGAAACATCGCCGGATGCTTATATTTTTTAGTTGAAGTTGTTGAACCAACTCTATACTCAAAAATATTACCATGAATTTTAGTATCATTAATAACTCTTTTTCCGGTCTTTATCAAATCGTTATTATTGTTTTCTTTATAAAATGACCTTTCGCCCCATGTTTCGTGTCCTGCATATTTGCAGGGTATTCGCACCGGAGTAAAAGTATTTGGCTTGCCTTTTGATAGACAAAACATATACTCAAACTCCTGCTCATACCGATTATGATTTAAAGGAACATAATTTGATTTTCTATAAATCATTGTGTCATGTAAATTAAATCCAATCTCTTTAAAATACAATGCTTGTTTGAATGATGTGCCGGATTCAGAGCCATTATTTACAGAATCTCCAACTACCCATATCATTACTCCGCCAGGTTTAATTACTCTATATAATTCTTTTGCTATTGCTTCAAAATCAAATATATAGCCTTCATATTTTCGTAAATTATCATACGGTGGAGAAGTGATAACCATATCAATTACGTTATCTTCTATCTCTTTTAACTTCTCTTTGCAATCACCATTCATTAACCACATTGATTATTTTAACCCCATTGCTCTGCCATTGCTTTTGCAAAACCAGGAAAAGTTTTGCTACGCATTATTGACCTTTGTTCTGCCGGAAGATGCCAACATTTTGAGTACCATTCCGGCATGGTTTTACCACTTTTAAATTTTACTCTTGGTGGTGGTTCTACCATATTTGTTGGATTTAATTTTGGTAAACCCTTTAACCATAAACATGTTTTCTTTTCAAAAGCATCGCCAAAATAATATGGTTGTATTATTTGGTCTGGCTTGCGATATACTGATGAAATAATACCAACAGGATTTTCTACTGCTATTTTATCACAATTTGCATTTGCTAATTTTAAAAAGAACTCTATTGCTTCTTCTCTTAATTTTTGTCGTTCAATAGCCTTTTCGCCATATCTTTCAACATTAAACCACCTGTTGCCTGTAACTGTTAAATATGTGCATGGTGGATGTGCTATTATTAAATCCCATTGATTTACTGTGTGCAATTTACCATCCATTGTAATAAATTGACAGCCGTTAATAACCTTTAATACATCTTCCTGTATATGCCATTCACTATGCCCCCCGATTCAGGCAAAATATCGCAAGAAAACGCATCATGCCCTTTTGCCCTAAACGCTTTGCATACTTCTTGGCTTTCTTCGCAAGCCACTAACACTTTCACTTTAAACCTCTCTTTCTTTTAATTTACTTAATATATGTACTATTACATCAACTGTCCATGCATCACCACATCTATTTTTACCCTCACTAACAGATACGGCTTTTGTATAATTATCCGGCAATGTCTGTAATCTTTCTACTTCTATTCTTGTTAATTTTCTTACCCTTCCATCTTCACAAAGTAATTTTGCTTTTCCGCCTGCTCCTGTATCTAAACAACCGTGTTTACCGTTTAAATAAAATGCTCTTTGGTCTTGGCTACCATGTCCTAATCCGTTTATATCATATTGTAAATAATTTTCTTTATATATACGTCTAATTGTTTTTGTATCTTCTATATATTGATAATCGCCATTTTTTTCAATAATATCTTTTAATACTATTCCTTTGTCTTTTGGTAAATCAATATTTTTAATGTTAGTCCAATACAGGCGAGGTCTATTTTGTGCCGATAATAAACTTGAATTGATTAAAATTGGTTTTACTCCCAAATATTGAGAAATTACATCTTGAAATTCTTGTTTCATTTTTACATTTTCTAATAAAAATTTGACGTTTGGATTAAATTTTTTAATATGCTGTAAAATATCCGAATATACAAAAAATAATTTACTTCTTGGGTCTTGGAAATTTAATAATTTGCCTGCTGTTGAAAATCCCTGACATGGACTACCACCAATTAACAAATCTATTGAACTCCAATCAATATTCCAATTTCTCCAATTTTCAACATCTCCAATTTGTATTGTATTTGGGTAATTATCCATTGTAACCACAATAGAATTTTTATTAATTTCACTTGCATAATAATTATTGACTTTAATACCGACTTTTTCTAGTGCTACTTGCCCACAAGAAATTCCATCAAATAGGGATAAAACATTACACCCCCCGATTTGCTAACAAATGTCATAATTTTGTTCCTTTCTATTTTTCTTCCGTACTACCACGTTTAAATTGGTATGGCATAAATTCATCATCAAAAGTATTATATTTAAAATGTTCTTGCATAGCATCTAAACACTCTAAATGCACTTTGTTATCTTGAAATTCGCCATCGCCAATTCCTGTATAATTAAAATATTCTTGTCCTTTTTCTATTTTTTCGCCACACCATTCGCATCTATGTTCTTTTCTTGCTTTTCTTTTTGCGTGGCTTAATTCAGTAAAACTCACTTTAACTCACTTTCTTCAACCCATTCTGTTGATAATTCTTTATAAAAAGTAATAACTAAATCTTGTGATGATTTTTTGTTGGTTTGTTCTAACACAACATCTTTAATATAATTAGCCATTTGCTTAAAATTAAATTTTTCACCGACTTGCATAAATTCACCACATCCTGTTAATGGTTGGAAATCATCGGTAATTAAGGAATAAGCAATAAAATACCATGTCTTTTTAACTAATTTTTTAGAGTTATCACATTCCTCACATTTTGTTTCATCTATTGGTTCTAATTTAGTGTTAAGATTATCTAAATATCTTTCTAAAATATCTTCTAAAACCACACTATATGTAAATGGCTGTGCAAACATACCATCAGATTCAATGTTATGTTGTTTAATAATTTCCACCATTTTATCATATTCTTTTGCTTTTTCTTGAATATCCATCTATCGTTCCTCTATAAATAAATCTAAATTATCGGCATAAATACGGCATAATATTACCATATCTTTATCCACTAAAAATAGGCTATGGTCGTTAAAATTATTATAAAATTGCAAGCCATTTGGTAAAGTATATACTAAACTTTTCTCCATAACTGCTCGCCAACTTTCTTTTTGTTTTACATTAACTTCAAACCATCTATCAATTCGCATTTAATTCCCTCTTTTCTTATAGTAAAATATTATCATATTTATCCATTAATGTCAAGAGTATTACCACATATAACATCATTTTGATTAAACGGTGGTCTATCACCGACAAAATACCCCTTTTGAAAATCATATCTTCCTGTATGGCTATTGATTTGTTTGTGTATTTCCCAAAATACTACATTTCTAATAATATCTACAATTTCACCTATTGTCATATCGGATATTTTTCTATCCGGTTCATTAAGTTTAAGTTCAAAATTCATTTTTTATGCTCCCAAAGTTTTGAGTGTATATATATTAAACAGTTATATAATTGTTCTGCGACATCAGAATTAAGGCAATCATAGCATATTCCTTTGCTAGTATCTGTAACAAGACTTCCATTCCTGCTTACTCTTAACATGCCATCTATCAATGTATTTTTTATATTATACGCTATTGGAGTAACGGATATTGGTGTTTGTGATAATGTCATAATATGATTGGCTAAATAATTTATATTATCTTTAATTTCTACCGGATAAAGAAAATTTTTAGCAAGAAAAATACCAAAAACAGCACCAGAAATACCATCTTTTAATAATATCAAATCAAAAGTTAATATTTTATAATCCGCTAATTCTGGTGATGTTATTTTTGGTAATTTTGCCATATTAATAGTGTCCATCTATAAATAATTGATTATCATGATAAAAATATCTACTTGCTGTAATATATTGATTTCTCGCATCACATCTTGGGCAACTATTTGGATAATGCTTACAATATGATTCTGATGCCATATCACACGGCATATCATAAGTTGTCCAGCCGGCACGTTCTTTGAAGGCAGGAATTTGTTTATCTTCTTCTCCGTACCAAAGATGATTTTCGTTTCTGCCTTCAATGTATTCATCGTTTATTCTTTGAAAACGAATAACGCTATCTTTAGGCACTTTTTCCAATGCTTCTAATAATTCTCCCGCCGTTAATTCCATTATGCGTAAATCCTTAATATTTTTGCTATGGTATCGGGGCAAGAAGTGTCTTTTTTACCGCATGGAATACCTTTAAGTTTTTCTCTTGCATCATTTACGGATAAGCCTTTTATTAAACGTGCAACCGCTTCTAAATTACCGGCACAACCACCTATAACAGCCAAATCTACAATTTTGCCTTCTTTATCAACTTCAATGGTAATGTTTTTAGCACAAATTCCCATAGTTTTTGGGATTTCGGCTTCCAACATAAAACCATTGTCGCTAATAAATTTATTTACACATAAAAATTCTTTACTTGGCATTTACTTCTAATCCTTCAACGTGTTCCGTTAAGCCTTTTAAGACTTTTAATAATTGCTCTTTATTTTCTACTTTTCCGGCGATAAGAAATGTAAAATCTTCTAAAATTTCAAATGTCGGATTTTGTTTTTGGAAATAAAGCATAATACAATCATGCCATGTTTTATCGTCTATGTCTTTATATTTATCTGTATTTTTAATTGGTTTGTCTTGCTCGTCTTGCTTAACAGATAAAATTCTTGGCTGTCCTGTAATTGTGCTAATGCCAATTGTTAAATTTTCAAAATACTTTGGTAAACTCATTTTTACTCTCCTTATTTTAATAAACTTCTCACTTCTAATATCTGTGCTATTTTTAAAAGTTTGTCTATATTAGTGCATCTTTCAAAAGCACGATATACATCACTACGATGTTCTTTCCACCATAAATAATCTTTAGCATCTTGTTCTGATTCAAAAAATCTTTCTTGTATTCCGGAAAATTTATCCGGTGTACCTAATAAAGATTTTTCGTTAATATTAATTAATTGATACCCTTCATCTAATACCCAACTTTTAGTTGTTTCTTTATTTATCTCTATGGGTTTAACAAACCATCCTTCTGTTGCCCATAAATTATGTTTTGGGTTATCTAATCTATATAAAGTTTTAATACTCATCTTAAATTCCTCACTATTTAATAGTATCATATTATACTATAAAAGTCAAGACAAAAGAAAAGCACCTATTTCTAGGTGCTAAATTTGTAAATACAAATCTTAAAGGAGTTTAACTATGTTTCATAAATTTTATTAATTTCTGCAATTATATTTTCTAAATCTTCTTTAGATGTATAATATTCATTTACCGAAATATCAGTTATTTTCTTTAAAATTGCCTGTTCAATATTTTTTGGTTCAATAAATAAAATATCCGGTCTTAATTTTAATTCATTTTTCCAATAATTATAATCTTGCAAATTTAATTCTATGCCATAATTTTGTTGTTTATAATTAAGTGTTATGTTATTAATCGTGCCAATTTGTTTTCTAATAGCATCTGGAATGTTAATAATTGCCCATTGCATAAAATCTAAAACTTCTTTTTGACGTGATTCTTTTGCCTTTTGAGATTTGCTCAAAATAGTGCATAAATCTACAATATTTTCTCTAATTCCCATTTTTCTCTCCTCGTAAATAATGATAAGTATTTCGTGCTATATCGCCAATATCATAAAATCGTTTTTCAATTTCTCGCAGACGTTCTAATTCATGAACCTTCACTACGGTAAATTCTTCTGTTTTTTCTATTACCGGTAGTTTAGTTTTTTCAATAATCACACGAAAAACAGTTTTTGATTTCTTTAAATTAGAAATCATATTTATTACTCTTTTAGCGATTTCTTTATCATTCATTATTCTTGTCCGTCTTTTGGCGGTAATTTTTCAAAAGTATCGCCTGTTTGAGTCTTAATTTTAATTTCTACAACTTGTTTCTTTTCTTCCGGTTGTTGTTTTTTATTTAAAAAACTAATATTCGCCCCTATTGGTTTTATCGGCTGACATCTCATCTTCTTTTTCCTCAATCTCTATCTTATTTATCTCTGTATGTAATTCATCCATCACATCTTGTATGTCGTTTAATGTAACATTTGACATATCACTTAACATTGTATCAAGAATATTGCAATAATATTCGTATGTTTGAATTTTTTTATTTTCCACCATTTTTTTCCGCTAATTGTCTTAATAATGAGTCAATTCGTTTTTGACATGATATAATTTCGTCTAAAGCACTATTTTTTCTTTGTTTTTGAACTTCATATAAATATTCAAAATTATCTCGTTCTTCTAATACTTTGTTAAGTTTTTCTCGCAATTCATCGTTTTCTTTAGTTAAAACTGCGACATCACCTTGAACTTCTAAATATCTTGTTAATTCTTGAATTAAACCCATTTTAGACCTCTTTCATTTTTTATTCTATCTATTATAAGTATAACTCATAACTCAATTTTTGTCAATAGTAAATTAAGTTTTATTATTGTTTCCATGATTGATAACTTAATACTTCTAAAGCATCTTTAAAAATATAGTTTAAAATTATTCTTTGCCCTGTAGATTCTTTGTGTGCAATTTGTTTATTAATATATTTTTTTATAAAAGAAATATCTTTATCATCAGTAATATTATTGGCTTTTAATTTAGTTTTAATATCTTTTTGTCTTTGCTGTTCTAGTGTAATTTTTTTTACAAATTTATCATTAACATAACCTTTTGCTACGCAATCTGGACAATATCTAGTTCTTAATGGTGTTTCGTTAATATCGTCATTTGGGTCTAAATCTACAAATGCACTACCACATTTTTTACAAGTATATGTAACATATACAGGTTCTTTTGACTTCAATCCCACCATTTTTGACCTTCTTTCTTTATTGTATCAAAAATTGCTTCCCATTCTTTTTGTTCAAAGTCATAGCAATCTTTGATATACTTATCGTATATTTCTTCTTCTTGTTTATTAAGTTGTCTATCTTCATCTTCATTCCATGTAATTAAATTATAACAACCATTTTCTAATTGTTTATGTTTAAAACCAACTTTAAATGGTAAATTACCATTAATGTCTTTATAGGCTTTAGAATCATTTTGATAATTGTTGATATGGTCTATTGTTTGATTTATGCCAATACAAATATCTCTAATTTCATATCTAGCAATAAAATTATTTTTATAGATAGTATTTTTCATTCTATTTAACTTAAATTTTATTAAATCTAGTAAATAAGAATAATCCCAATCTTCATCGTTCCATAATACAGGAATATACGCACAAATTTTTGCTATTTTACCTATAAATTTTTTTACTCTCATTTTTTAACCTCTTTGATAAACCAATTATACTAAATTATTTTTTAAATGTCAAGACAAAGAAAAAGCAGGGTGTGATACCCTGCTCGTCAAAAGAATTTAAGAGGTTTTTATGAGTTAAGCGAATTTGCTTTTTTACGTTCTTGAATTTCATGCATCCTAGAAGAAATCGGAGTTGAGATGACCGGAATTAAAAACCTAATAATTGAAGTAAAAATAATTACCGGCATAGCAATTTTTAATCCGTTGATTAATCCTTCCGGATTTTGGATGCTTTTATTTCTTTTTAAAGATTCAATAATCTTGGCTTGATGTTTTTGTATTGAATTATTAACACCATTTGCCAAAGTTGCGCCAGCAACACCACAAATTAAATTTTGATATTGAAGTGCTGGTTTACGTTCTTTTTCAATTTTTTTATTCTTTTCAATAAAATAAGCATACATTCCTGTTGCTACGGTTGTTTCACCAATAGGAAGTATGACATTATTCATTTTATCATAAAGTTTTTCATCGTTGGCTATTCTTTTAGCCATTTTTTGTATTGCTTGCGAGATTTTAGGTATTTTCATTATAATTACCTCTCGCAATTATTTTATCGCTTATAAAATTAGCAATATTTTTTAAATATTTAAAATTCAAATATGCTATTATTGGCACTACGGCAATCTTTAAACCACGATTAACAAGATTTTTATACATTTTACATGCTTTGGCATCTTGATACAATAATGATTTTGGATTTTGAAACATTTTATCGGAAATTTTATTTATTCCTTTATTAGCAGGAATAAATAATGCTGTAGAAAATGCTAAATCTGTTATGCCAGATGCTACACTTTTACTTGCACTATACAAATTATCTTTACGTCTATCTTCTGTTTTTGCAGGAGTACCCATTATGGTTGCAGGGCGAAATAAAGATGCTGTAGTAAATACAGTAGCCGATTGGAATAATGCCGGATTCTTATCGGCAAAACGGATGATTTTTTGCACCGGTTTGCTGGCTATGAATTTTGCAATTCTGTCATAGCCGTTAAGAGGGTTAATTGCCATATTGTCCTTATGTTTCCCATGATTTTGGGTCTTGTCTATATACATTCAATATAGCATTTAATAACGACACATCATCTTGCCATTTGCATTCTTCATATTCGGTTGTATTTTTAAAATATTCTTTTAATTGGTTATAGATATTTTCTTCAATTTGTATGTAAAATGGTGCTAATTCTCCGTTAATAATGCCATATTGCACTATTTCTTCTTCTCGTTGGGTAATCTTTTCTTTCAGAGTATCAAAATAAAATAATTCATATAAATAGCATGCTTTAATATCCTCATATTTTGGATAGTCTAATGCCACTTCTATTAGACAATTATCTAATTTATCGGCAAATTTAAGGTATGCTAATTTAATGTTTTTCATTATTTTTCTCTATTTAAAAAATGTTTAAATTCATTATAAAACGTGGCTTTAAAGCGTAAATGTTGTGGTATGTGCAACATTTCTTTTGTTATAGAACTTTTTATAATTCTATCTTTAGCAATTCTAAAACCTAATTTAAAAAATGAAGTAAATTTAATTTCTTCTTTTTTTATTAGCATCATTGCCATAACTTTTGGCAATGCTCTAATTACACGCATTATATTTTTTTTACTGATATTTTTATTGCCTTTAATATCATTTATTAAATCTATAAGTCTAATTGTTTTCATGATTTCGTTTCTTTATCAACATCAAAAATCTTTCCATTTTTGCTTGATAGTAATTCATTATCGCTACATTATCTTCATTAATTGCTTGAAATAGTTTATAACTAAAAGCACTACCTAAAGCAATTTTAGGAATTAATCTATCAGATAAAATTCTTTCTTTAACTTCCGGTAAATTAATTCTTATATCTCTTTGGTCTAACCAAATAGACATCATTGTTCCAATCTTGATTTTATAACCTTCTTTAAGATAATCAATAATTTTATATAAAATTGATAATAAAATATATTTTACTTCTTCTCGGCTAATTTCTGGCTCTTTTGTATCGGAATTTATCTCTTGTAAAAGATTATCCAATAAAGAGTTATTTACTCCTATCTCAAACTCTTGAAATTTTTTTAAAGATTTACAACTAATCTTTTTTTTATTAACTTTTAATTCTGCCTGTATTGCTTTTTGGAATTTATCTGATTGTCTAAATTTTTCTAATTTAGTATTTATTTCTTCTTCAATAATAGGCAAATAGGTTTTAAAAATATCTTGTGCTAATGCTGATATGGATTTACGCATATTATTTGTTGCCGTTAGACAGTATTTTTGTCTTTCTGCTTCTATTTGAGATTTATTACGATATTTATTTTTAATAATTCGTGAAATTTCACGTTTATATTTTTTTAAAACTTTTTCTTCTATTTTATCCATATCATCCTTCCAAAAATATTATAGTTTTTTTTTAATATTTTGTAAACCTTAAAATTCTACTCTTGACTTTTAAAATTTTTGTGGTAAAATATATAACTCCCTTATTATATAAGCACCTTATATATAAACATCTTAATATATTAACTACATGTTCATAAACTTTAATTAATATAAACTTAATTATTATACACTCCAATTATATACACTCTAGTTTTTCTTCTTTATTTTATTTCAAGATAAAATAAAGAAGAAAATTATATAATTAAATTAAATATACCTAAAATTATATATACTTTAAGTTCATGAACTTTAATATTTATATAATTAAATATCATATATCTTATAATATAGATTACTATTGGTTTATAACTGTTTTAATAGTATTAAATAATTATAATATTTTAAGCAAAAAGTTTACACTTTTTAAAATAGTGAGTATAACATTTTTAGAAAGAGAAAATAATACTATCAATCATCCTTAAAAGTGTTTATGTGCCAAAATAGTACAAAGGTTTTATTTTAATTCATTTTTATTTTGGCACTTTTTATTAAGGATGCTGACACTTTAAGGATTATATGGCTGATAAACAAAAGAAAAAATATACTCTTGATGAATTGGCGAGTAAACGTCAATATTGGCGAACACATCCAGCAGAATTTATGAGTGAAATTCTAGGACTTAATCTAGCATATCACCAAAAGAAAATGTTATCTGCAATTGTTAAACACAATAACGTAACAATTCGTTCTGCAAACGCAGTTGGTAAATCTACACTTTTATCTGCTGTAGCAATATGGTTTTTTTATTGCTATTTGGAAGATGATGTTGATAATACAATAGTTTTGTTTACAGCACCTAATTTTGCACAGGTTAGAGAGAATGTATATAATCCTATAAGAGCATTTATCGCACAGGCTACCGAAAAATTAAGAGAATTAACAGGTAATCCAGAAATTACTCTTTTTGGTAAACTGTCTGAAAATAAAAACCTAGCAGAAATTCGCTATGGAAATAAAAACTACATTATGGGTGTTTCTACCGAAGGCGAGAATAAAAATGTAGGTAAACATGGCACTTATGTTTTATGTATCTTTGATGAAGCACAGGGTATAAGTGATAGTGCATTTTCTGATTTTGAAGGTATTACATCTTCTGGCTTAATTGTTAAGAAAGTAATGATTGGAAACACAACATTACCTAATGGCAATTTCGGAACATTTTTTAATAGTTTTAAAGAAAATTCCGAATGGCATCAAATTAAAATTAGTTGTTTTGATACACCTAATTTTATTAATCCAAATATTAAACTTGAAGATTATTTAAAAGATGAAAAAGACCCAACCTATTGGCGCAATAAATTAGACAAATATTGTAAAACTAATTATTATAAATACAAACAAGAAGATAATTTGTCCGGTTGGGAAAATGATGTTAAACAAGCATTATTACCATTTTCTAAATGGTTGATTAATCCAATTCAAGCATATAGAATTTTAATGGATTATGGTGGTACACCAGATTCTTATGAATTTAAAACTCGTTGCTTGGCTGAATTTCCTAGCGGAGATGAAAACGCTGTATTTCCACAAGATTGGATAAATCAAGCGATGAATAATTATCATAATGATAGTTATTGGCAACCTGGAGAAATAGTAATGGGTTGCGACATCGGACAGGGTACAGGAAACGATAAATCAGCAATAGCAATAAGAAATGGTAATAAAATTGTTTTTGCTCAAACATTTAATTTAGAGTTATTTGATTTAATCGCTAAAATCACTGAACTTCATAAACAATATGAAGTTAATCGCATTAACATAGAACAAGATGGTGTTGGGCGAGATAAATATTTAATATTAAAAGATTCTGGACTACCGGTGTTTGGCATTCAAACAGGTGGTGGAGCAGGACAACAAGATACAGATTTTATTTTTAATAAAGCAGAAAATGATGAACGCAAAAAAACATTTTCTCGTAAACGTGATGAAGTATGGTGGAATTTAAGAACTTTAATGAATCCTTTAAGACCACAAGTACCGGAATCACAGGGTAAATTACCATTATTATTACCAGATTCGGTAATGTTACGACAAGAGTTGTCTGCAATTACTTATAGCCGTAACGAAAGTGGTAAGATTAAAATTATCAGTAAGGCGGAACTTAAAAACAAAATAGATAGGTCATCAGACTTGGCAGACAGTATTGTATTCGCTTGTGCTGAAATGGGAGATGATTTTTATATGCCATGTGCATTTGGCGCAATCAACATTTCTAATGATGGGATTTTATAATGTCAAAAAGAAATCGTACAAGTTATAAAACAAAAAAAACTGTTGGCGAAGAATTAGGTTATACAGGTATAGCCATTAGTAATGGAAAAGTAAGAGAAGAAAGTATAATTCCATTACGGGGGCCGAAAAAGATAAAATTATTAGAAGAAATGGTTAAATTTGACTCAACCATTGGTGCTTTTAATAATATGTATCAATCAACTGCATCTTCTGTTAAATGGAGTATAAAACCTAAAGATGATACAGCCGAAGCAAAAAAAATTGCAGATTTTATAGACCAATGTTTATTTCAAGACCTTAATCATTCGTTTCAAGAAGTAATTGCTAATGCTTTAACCGCCTCACAGTATGGCTTTGCTATTATAGAACCTGTTTATAAGGTTAGAAACGGAGAAAATAAGGATAAAGATAAAAGTTCAAAGTTTGACGATGGACTTATAGGGTTAGCAAAACTAGCATCTCGTTATCAGGGCAGTATTACAAAGTGGAATTATGACGAAAACTACCGCAATATAATTAGCGTGAGCCAAAAAGACCCCAATAAATTTGAAGAAAAAGAAATTCCTTATGAAAAACTTTTACACTTCAAACATCGTAGTTTTAATAATAATCCAGAGGGTGTTAGTTTATATCTCAATTGTGTAACACCGTATTTAAAGAAAAAGCGGACTTCTTTAAATGAAGATATACGATATGAGAGAGGATTTGATGGGTTGCTGGATATTCAAGCGCCAGCACCAATCCTAGACCCTACAACAAAAAACCCTGCATATTTACAAACTCAAAAATGGATAAAAGATACGGCGCAAAATATTAGAGCCGGTACAGACGTAGCAATTGCACATCCAGAATATATTAAAGTAGGCATTATTTCTAGTGGAGCAGGAAATATACCAGATGCAGATAAAATTATCGCAAGAGAAGATAGAAATATCTCCGTTGCATTATTATCTGATTTCTTTTTAACAGCACAAAAATCTGGTATTTCTGGTAGTTTTTCACAATCTAAAATTAAAATTTTTACTAATTTAGTAAAAGAAATGCTAGATGAAATAAAAAGAGTAATCAATTTTAAATTAATTCCAACGCTTTTGGAAAAGAATTTAATAGATTTATCTCTTATGCCAACTATTGAATTTTCTGAAATTGGTGATTTGGATTTAACTAACTTAATGTTATTTATTCAATCTGCCGATAAATCTGGTTTAGTACCGCCAACATTAGGTATGTGTAACGCAATTCTGAAACGATTACTTGGTAATGATACACCTACTATAACACAAGAAGAATTTGATAACTATCAAAGACGTAGAGAAGTCAATACTTGGGCATACGGTTCAGAAGAATTAGCGGAAAAAACAGCCGATAGTGCTGTCAATCCAGACGAAGCAGAACCAATAGAAGATGATGAACAGAAAAAAGAAGATGAGGATAAATAATGGGAATTAGTTATTTAACCGTAAACACCTTTCATCCGGCATATAACGACCTTTATACAAATGCCTTTATACAAATGCAGGCTAATCCCGACCAACGCTATAATGTTATTGTAGTAGATAGTCCAGGTGGTTATTGTTGGTGTTTAAGTGTTTTACTAGATTTAATACAAGATAGTCCAAAAGATACTATTACAATAGCAAGTGGAATTGTAGCAAGTTGTGGTGCTTGTTTAGCCACAGCAGGAACTCCAGGTTTAAGGGTAATTGGTGCAAATACCAAAATGCTTATTCACGAAGCAAGTGGAATGGCTTGGGGTAAAACATCTGACATTGTATCAGAAGCAAAAAATATTCAAAGAACAACTGACGAATTGGTTTATGGAACTTTTGATAAAAATGCAGATAGAGAAAAAGGCTACACTCAAAACTTAATAAAAGAAATAAATAACGCTGATTTGTGGTTATCGGCAGATGAAACAATAAGACATAGATTTGCTGATATTAAAATGAGTAGAGCAACAGCATTATTGTCATTAGATAAAATTTATGACGAGTATTTGGCTAGAAAAAACCAATATGAACTCGGTTATAATAATGACTTTCCTTTTGAAAATAGGAGAGGGGGTACATTATGATTATAACCAATCCTAAAAATGTAAAACTAACCATTGCGGAAAAGCCAAAAGATGCTCCGAATGTGTTAAAAAACATTAGTGTAAAAGAGAGGAAGGTGCAAAGATGAAAATGTTTAATCCGACTACAATGTGGTTCTCTAAAAGTATGCAAAAACTAGAGGATGAACAAGAGCAAGAACAATTAAAAGAATTAACTACTGATGATGTTCTTAAAACTATTGACATTGCACCTAGCATAGCAAGTACGAATAAGGAGAATACATTAAAAATGGAACAAGAAAAAAATGATTTGATTTTAGATAAAATCAATACAGTTGTAGATGCTGTAAAATCTGCATTAGGTATTAAAGATGAAGTCGTTACAGAAGAAACCGCAGAAGTAAACGAGGATGTCCAGGAAGAATCTGTATCAGAAGAAACGGAAGTTGAAAGTCAAGAGCAAGACGAACAACCTAGCAATGAATCAGAAGAAAATGAGCCATCTGATGATGAAACCGTAGAAACAGAACAGGCAGAAGAAGAAATTGCCGAAGATGGACAAGAAGAACCTGTTGAAGAAGAACCAGAAGAAGAAGTTGTTGAAGAAGAACAACCGGCGGAAGAAGTAGAAGAAACAGAAGAACAACCGGAAGAACAAGAGCAAGTTGAAGAAGGTGAAGAAAACTCTGTTGAAGTTACAGAAGTAAACGAAATTCAAATACCGGAAACTACTGATGAAGTTCAAGAATCTGAAAAAGACCAATTATTGCAAGAAATTGAAAACTTAAAGGCTGAAAAGGCTGAAAAAGAATTAGAATTGCAAAAAATGGCTTTATCTAAAGAAGTTGAAAAAGACTTTGGTGGTGTTCCAGGAAAATTAGAAGATAAAGTTGATATGATTTTTGAAATCAAAAATTCTGCTTTATCAGAAGATACTAAAAAAGTTATTTTTAATTCATTAAAACAATTGTCAGTTAAAAATCTTAAAGATTGTGAAGAAATTGGACATGATAATGAAGTTGAAATTGACGAAAATGCAGAAAAAAATGCAAAAGTTGAACAGGCTATGAAAGAGCATGGTTTAACAGAAAATCAAGCATTTCTTTATGTAAATGGTGATAGAACTTTGGCTGATGCTAAAAAGTTTTCTAGTAAAGTTCGTAACAGAAAATAATAGAAATTAAGATTTGATATAAAAAATTAGGAGAAATTAAAAATGGCAAAGAAATCATTTATTGCTGGTGAAGATTTAACCGGAAAATACGGATTTGCTATCGTAGCAGGCGCAAATGGCGTTGAAATTGCTGGTGAAGCAGGAGTAGATTGCTTGGGTATTCTTATGAATGACGGCAAAGAAGGAAAAGCAGTTGGTGTCGCTATGGTAGGCGAAATCACAAAGGCAAAATTGGGTGGTGCTGTTGATTTTGGTGCATTGCTCGCAGTTGATGCAAATGGTAAGTTCGTTGAACAGGCTGAAAGTGCTTTGGCTGTTGCAAAAGCATTAGAAGATGGTGCTGAAAATGACCTTATCTATGTAGTGGTACTTTAATTGGTAAAAGCAAAAAGTAGAGTAAATTTAAAAGTTAGGAGTAATTAAAATGATACAACATACTGATGCACAATTTGACGAAACCCTAACAAAACGTGCTATCGCACTTTTGGAAGGTAGAGAAGATTTTGCCGTTGTAAACGGTGCTATTCCGATGATTCCTACGGAAGTATTTAACGGCAATTACAAAGTTTGGTCTGCAAGCGATTTCCGCAGACGTAATATAGAAAAAAGAGCAGAAGGTACAGAGTTCAAGAGAGTAAATCTTGGCGTTAAAGAAAAACAGTTTGCTTGCGAACAAGAAGGATATGAAATTCCTATCGGCGACAGAAACAGACTTGCAAACGAAGCAGAAGATACCTCTGCAAAAATGGTAGAAGATGCTTATGCACAATTTGACATTAGACTTGCTGAAAAATTAACTTCTGCAAACTTCTCTCATGTATATTCTGGCGTAGCATCTGGAGCAACAGGCAAACAATTCATTAAATGGGATGTTGCTAACTCTAATCCTATCGCAGACATCAAGAAAATGAAACTTGAAATCAAACATGCTTTAGGCGTAAACCCAGATTCACTTTTAATCACAGAAGATATATTTAACGCATTAACTGAAAATGCAACTATCTTGGCTAGATTAAGATGTGATGCTGATAAAGAATTGACAGCACAAAAATTGGCTCAATTCTTCGGTTTGAAAAACCTTTACATCATGGCTGGTTGCGAAACAACTACTGCTGATGGACAGGCACAACAAACTATCGGAACTATCGCAACTTCTAATGTAGCATTGTTATACTACAAAGGTGATGTTGCTGGTGCTACTAATCCATCTGCTGTTAAATGTTTCTACAACACTAACACTTATGGTGCTGGTTCTAACGGTATCATCATTCAAACATATCGTGAAGAAAAAATTACTGCTGATGTTATTCGTGTAGTACAAGACTTCACAATTGTTGTTTCAATGGAAGAAGGCGCAGTTCTTTTGACAAATGTTATATCTTAATGATGTAGCGTAGGTATTAGGTTACATTATGTAAGCCTAATATGTTTTATATAGTGGATTATGACTTGTGGGATTTTTTATCCCACTTGTTAAATCCTCGTACAGTTAATAGTGGGTGTAATCCCTTTCGTTAAACACCCACTTTCTTTTTACACTTTTAAGGAAAAATGATATGATGGAAGAAATTTTAATACCAATGAAATGTCGTTATGACATCCCTAGTCTTAATCAAATGGCTATGCCTTCTTATAAAGCAGGCGATATATTTTTATATAATCCTTTTCATGAAGTACATGTAGAACTTGATGAACATGGATGCTTTGAAGAAATTGAAAATAAGTTATGCAAATTTATTTGCCAATATCCAGATATTATGCTTAATGGAAAATATTATCAAGTTGGTGAAAAAATTGCAGATGAAGATATACAAAATACAAGTGATGAAGTAATTAAAAATTTATGTTATGTAGGTTATATTCAAAAAATATTTAAACCACAAAAAAATACTTCATCAAATAAATCAAAAAATCAAAAGGCTAAAAAAACGACCTCTGAAACGTACACTATACTTGCTCAAAAATTGGGTTTGGATAAAATAACTTTCAAAAAGACGATTTTTGATAAGTTGGGTATAGAAGTTAAGGACATGAGAAAAAAAGTGCCTTTAAAAACAAAGAAAGAAATTTTAAAAGTTTTAGGTAAGTAATATCAATGGCTGTAGATTACACAAATTACATAGGGCAAATTAGAGCCTTAATTAATGATACAAATGAAGATGCTTTTGAATTTTCCAATGAACAGTTAGAAGCATATTACCAAATGTCATATTGCAATCTTGTTCAATCTGCAATTATGGCTTTACGAGCATTAGTATCAAAATATGCTAGTAGTGGTGGCGATACATATCGTCTTGATACAATTGAGTATGAAGAAGGTAAATCAAAAGCAAGCAATTATCAAACATTGCTTAACAACCTAGAGCAAAGTATTAAAGATGGTTTAAATCCATTGTGTGCTGGCGTGCCATATACCTTTGGAATTTATCAGGAAGATAGGCATGAAAATTATCAAAGAATGAAAGATGGCGAAATTATACCGCCTAAAACTTCTGATTTAGAATACGAAGTTCGTAGAAATAACGATGAACAGACCGGCCCTTATTACGAAGGATAAATAAATGGCGCAATCAACCGTACAAATTATTTGCAAGAGAAAAGGTTTAAAGAATTTAGTCAAAAAAATTATTTGGTTACAGGCTTTTTCTGCTTGTTCTGGAATTTGGCGACAAGAGGGTAGGCAATGGGTATCTGCCGGTAGTGGAAATAAAAAAATAAAATTAGCCAAATTAGCAAGTGTTTTAGAAACTGATGCTAGTTGGACACAAACTAAAACAGCCACTATTCCTACGGCAGATGGAGATACAATTACTATTCCAAAGGGTGCAATTTTACACCGACCATCACGACCATTTATTATGTTATGGAAGTTAAAGGATGCGTGGAATGATATGCGAGATAGAGTAAGGGCGTTTATTATAACTTATCTTAATAAAACAACAATTCGTGGTGGTCGTACAAATTCCAAACATGTCATAGATGCAATTGCAGAAGAAATGGCAGTAAAACAAAGAGAAGTAATGACTAATCAACAGGCACGAAACTCTGAAATTACACAAAAAATTAAAGGTTTTGATTTTCCATTAATAGATAGTTCAAAAATGTTACAGGCTATTCGTGGTAAAAATAAACGAACCGCAGAATCCGGAATGGTTAAAGAACAAAGCCTAAAATTTTTAACTCAAATAGATAAAATGATAGCAGAATTTAATAGGAAATAAACAATGCCGTTACCACCAAATTGGAATAAGTTTAAAAAAGTAGTTGATGATATGATAGACCATAATTTAGGTGCGCAACCCTGTATAATTTCCGTACCATCAGAAATTACTTATGATTTTGAAGAAGGTGAAATTGAAGGCGAATCTGTTGATACACCTATTAATTTGGCATTAATTCCAATTAATTATAAAGATGATTTAAAAGATATTCCGGAAGGTTTACGAAGTAAAGTTACTAGACGTATTTTTTCTAAAAAGCCTATTCCAAATGGTGCAACAATAACTTCTTTATTTGACAATGTTAAATTTAAAGTTATTGTTCCTAGTCAGCCTATGACGGCAGGCGGTATCGTTCATTGTTATAGAACTTATATTGGCGAAGAAGAAACATCGTTAGGAACAGTAGGTGCATTATTAGATGAATGAAATAAGTTTATTTAAAACGGCAGTTTTAAAATGGGCATATAATACCCTTCATGCCGAATTTCCCGAATATTTTAATCTATCTAGTTATGTAAACCTAGATGGAGAAACAATAAAAAATTCACCAAATGTATTTTGGTCTGATACCGTTAAAGATAGACCATTAGATGCTACTTATTGCTATTTAGACGTGATAAGCGATGAAACAGTAAATTGGGGTGTTGATGACGAATTTTATCAAGATACAGATGGTAAATATTATTATAAAATGCAAGAATTTCATGAAATAACTGTAAATTTTACGGTTAGTTCAATGAAAAATAAAAATTTAAACTTAACAGCGTTGCAGGCTCAAAATTTATCACACAACGCTTGTTCATATTTAAGAATGTTATTGAAGTCTGGCTCGGCTTCGGATTATTTCTGTTATGAAAATGATTATTTAACTCCTATTTTGGTATGCTCCCAGAATAAGAATTTATCCGAAATAACAGATATTAGCATTTTTGAAGATACAAAAAGTAGGCATACAAATCGTTTTTCTTGTGTGTTTAGATACGACCAAATTTCTAAACGTGAACAGGATGTGGCTCATGGTATATATGCCGAAGTGCAATACGAAGATGAAGATGGAATTGCACAATCTGTAGATTTTGATATAGATACAAATTAAAAAGTAATAAAAAATTGTAAATATAGGAGAAACGATTAATGAGTACAAATATTGATAACATCATAATCGTCAATGAGCAAGAAATAATCACAACAAGTATTGATGGTTATTTCAAAAATTTGGCAATTGTAGCAAGATTTGAAAATTCTGATTTGCTTGAAGGTCAAACTTTCTCCACAGATGGATATGAAGAATTTGAATCACTTACAGGAGTTGGTGAGAAATTTCCTACTACGCACCCTGTTTACAAGTGTGCAAAAGATGTATTTACACAAAAAGTAAATACAGGTATGAACAAATCTGCTGTAGAAAAAGTTGCCATTTGTCAAGTGTTATCAACCGACAACGATATTGAATCTGCGTTAATCCGTATAGGTTATACAGATGCTTATCATTGGGTTTTAACTTCTGCTGACGATGAAGATATTATGTCATTTATGGGTTATTTTGCTGATAAAAGAAAAATCCCTCATGCTCAAACAAATGAGCCAGAAGTTTTAACAGATGGAAAAGTTACAGTTGAAGGCGAAAGTGGCGAAGAAGAAATAGACAACATCGCTAAAAGATTGGCTGACAAAAACACAAAAGGTGTTTTATATTACCATGAATTAACTGATGAATTTTTAAATGGTGCTATGGGTGCTATACATTGTTTTGGCACACCTGGTAGAATTTCCGGTGTATTTGATAAACCGTCTGGAATTACAAAAGATGAATTATCAGATAATCAGAAATCTAAATTAGACAAAAACTATGTAAACTACTATACTCCATATATCGGACAAGCAGGCTCTTATATGACAAGAGTTTTAACTGCTGGTGGTTATATGAGTAATGGTGATGAAATTCAACAGCAAGTTATTTTAGATAGAATTATCTTGAATTTACAATCTGCTGGTATGGATGCTCTTGAAATGAAACCGCCTTATGATGATAGGGGTGGAGCATTACTTGAAGGCAAATTAAAAGCAGTTTTGAAACAGTTACAAAATGAAGAATTAATTGCATCTGATAGTTTATCGGAAGATGGCACTTTGCAAAAAGGTCAAGAATTAAAAGTTCTTTCAAGACAAACTGTTAAAGAACAATTTGCATCTAAATTTGCTGAAAAATGCTTTGTTGTTCAAGCGCATGTTGAAATAGCACTTAACGCAAAGAAAGTTGAAATTAATTTAGTATATCAAGCATAAGGAGATAATGAATTATGGCAGGAAATCAAATAGACCCGAAGTATATCTATATCTCATTTGATGGATATACTATTAACCCAGATGAATTTGGTGATGCAGATATTGAAATTACCGCCGGTGGTGAAAATTCTGATGTTATCAAAGGAAAATCTGGCGGACACGAAACAGTTTGGAAATATGATAAGATAGACCAATTGACTTTTACACTATTTTCTCATAGTGCTTCAAGTTACAAATTAGAAAATTATCATAATCAAAAGAAACAAATTGAAAACTTAATTGTAAAAGATACAAACCCTAACAGACAAAGAACTTGGACTTCTACAGCATCTAACGTAAAATCTTATGATGCAGTAGCATTAACAGGTGGTAATGGGTACGCATTTACAATTGAATGTGAAGAAGATTTTGAAATTTCGTAAGTTTACGGAATATAAAATTTTCTGTATAAAATTTATAGAGATATGGGTGGTAATTTTTACCACCCTCGCATCTCGTTTTAAAAATATTAGACATTTTAAGGAGATTGAGAATTATGGGAATGCCACAAAGAGAAGTTAAAGTAGGCGAACACAGATACAAGTTTTATTTAATTGGTGGTCGTAAAGCATTTGAAGCAACGAGAAGATTTACTGCTAAAACAGGTGCTTTATTGCCATGTTTAACACAGGGAAAAGTTGAAGAATTTAATGCCAAATTATATGAATTGGTAATGAATGATTTTGATTATTTATTAGATACATTTGTTGATAAAAATCAACTTTACTGTGATGATAGATTAATACCAGATTTTGATGAACATTTTGCCGGTAGATTTATGGAGATTCCTCAATTACTATATAAAGTAATTATGGAGAATGACAAAGATTTTTTTCAATCGTTGCCTACATTAATAGAAAGGGGTCTGCATCTACTAAACGAAAGACTACAAGCCAACTCATTGCCGAAAGCAGAAGGCTTGGAAACGGCTCTAACACAACTAACGAACGAAATGAAACAAAATCTTGGTTAGATACCGTTGATTATTATACGGAAGAAGAAAAGTTTTTTAAAGCGATTATCGCCACTATTAGTAGAAAAGAACACATGCAACCTTCATTAATTGAAGATTGGTGTTTGCCGGATATGGTTTTATTATTTTCTAAATATTTAGAAGAAGCCGACCAAATAAAAGAAATAGGCGATGAAATAGAAAAGGCAACTGCGAATATAGGGTAGAAATGGCTGGAATATTAGACGAATTTTTATTATTATTCAAACCCACCGTCAAAGGTAATGGTTTTCAAGTTTTAAATAAACAAATGCAATCAACGTATGGCAATTTGTTTAGTTTGAAAAACCTTTTTAGCACTTTTATTGGTTATGACGTTTATTCTGGGTTAAAACAATTTGGTATGAGCCTAGTGAATGCAACCAGAGAAATGGGTGCTATGAAATCTAGGTTCTTTGCTATTACTCAATCACAAGCAAAAGCCAATGAGCAATTACAATGGGCATTTAAGTTGGCAGAAAGGACAGCAATGCCTATGAAAAGTATTGCAGATTCATACTCTATTTTCTATGCTGCGACAGCAAAGGGTTTGGGTGATAGTGGCGCACAGCAAGTGTTTCAAGATTGGACAGAGGTATCTAGGGTACTTCACATGTCCGAATATCAATTTGAACGTGTAACATACGCCCTTCGTGAAATGGCATCTAAAGGTGTTGTTTATTCACAAGACTTGCGTATGCAAATTGGTACTCATGTTCCGAACGCAATAGGTTTAGCAGAAAAGGCAGTTAATGATTTAGGAATTACCGGCACAGATTGGTTTGAGAAATTTCAAAAGCAATCTAAAGGTAATCAAAAAATGATTAACCAATTCTTAATGCTTTTCTCAAAATATGCAAAACAACAGTTTGCAGACCCGAAAGCATTAGCAGAAGCAATGAAACAACCCGATGCTCAAATGTTAAGGTTGCGAAATCAATGGGATAGGGTAAGATATGCAATTGCAGATGCAGGATTTGGTACTGATTTAGCAAATGTTTTAACACGTTTAAATGATACTTTAGACAAAATTGTTGAACATGCCGATAAATTTTATAAAATATTAAAAGATATTGTTGCAATATTTTTATTAATCTCTGGTATTAAACTATTTTCTAGGATGTTTAAATACTTCCGACATTTAGGCAGAATGTTCAGACGTTTTGGAAAAGGTGGAAAGACCGGATTAAGTTTTATTGATAAAATTGGTAAACGCTTTAATGTAGTTAAAGGTAGTTTTACAAAATTAAGAAATACTGTCGGTGGTGCTTTAAAAATATTATTTAAAAAAGGCATCTCTGGTAAAATTGCATTAAAAGCAATATCACTTATTGTTAGACGTTTACTTGCTTTTGGTTTAAAAGGATTAATTAATTTTATTCCTGTAATTGGACAAATTGTTTTTGTAATTTGGACAGTAATAGATGTAATTAAATTATTATGGGATTTATTAGATTTATTCTTTCCAAAAGTTACGACTTCATTAAAATTATTATGGAGTGAAATTACCGATTTCTTTACCCATTTAGGCACTTCGCTTCAAATGTGGTGGGAGAAATGGCATTGGTTAATAGATTGGTTATGGAAGTGGATTCCGGCATTTAATAAAAGTAAAAATCAATCAACTTTTCCAGGTGTAACGCCAGATAAAAATAGTTGGGATGAAATTTATAAACAACAATTAATCAGTAGTCCTTTGGCTAATTATCCTGCAAGTTCATCTAATGTAAATATTAATCCTATTTATAATAATCATATTAACGCTAATGGATTGTCTGCAAGTGAACTTGAAGCAGTATTAAATAAAACTAATAAAGATAATACAGAATATCTTAAACATATTTACGCAGATAGTAAAAATAAAAAATAGGATATAATAATGGTACAAACTGCTAATGTAGAATTAGAAAATGATGCCTACTTAATGATTGTATATGGGCAAGATAGAGATAAGGTACAAGTTAAACCTTATGATGTTAAAATTGCAAAATCAAGTAGAAATCTTTTGAATACAGTTTTAAAGTCTAATATTGCTACTGTGGCATTAGCAGGCTTTACAAGTAAAATAGGTCAAAATATCGCAGGAAAAGCATTATCAACTGCTGTTTTAGGTAGAATATCATCTTCTGTTTATGATGTTATGTCTGATGGTAAAATTACAGTACCGGAAGTAGCAGAGGATTTTGTAGGTAGTTGTACTAATGCTTTGGATAATACTGCAACTGATATGGGTTTTCCTACCCCATCTTCATTATATACTGCCTTAATGCCATTTGGCTCTGGGGTTATTTCTAAAGATTTTTCTAAATTTTTATCTAAAAATATGGATAAAGAAAATCAAGAAGAAGAACAGAGTATTAATGATATTGATGTTCAAGTTTTAAAACTTAAAATCATCACTACAGATAATGAAACTTGGGGTATTGAAGTACCTACCAGAAAAACTGAAAAAGGTTTTGAAATCGCAACGGCTGTTAGTAATCAAAATAAAACAAAAGATTTTGAGTTGCTTTTATCAACTAATAGTCGTAAAGGTACTGATATGTATCAGATTAAAGACCAATTAGAAAAATTAAAAAATGATAAAATTCCTTTTGATGTTTATATAAATGATAAAGATGTTTATCATCAATACAAATTAACAAATTGTCTTTTTACTAACTTAACCTTTACACCACAGGGCATGAATAGTTTAACTTGCAATATGTCTGTAGTAGAAGTACCAGAATGGACATTGGAATATGTTAAATTAGAAAATTATGCTCAAAAAAATAGTGGCAAAGCCGGTACTGCTAAAAATGGCAATGTTAAAAGTGGTATTAAAAAAAGCACTAATAGTGTAAAAAGTCAAGCGCAAACAGCAACTAAAACAAACCAAAATAGAATTTATCCTGCAAGCAGACAAGCAGATGAATTTTTAAGAAGGCAATATAAACTAGGTAAAAGTGCAACCGAAATGGCAAAAATGTGTAAAGATAAAGGTTTACCATATACAGAAAGTGATATTGCTAGGTTTGAAAAAGAAGGTTGGCTATCTGGTTCAAGAAAATATACCAAACAAGAAATAAAAGATATTAAAAATTATAATAAAACTCATAATATATAGGATAATTTGAATGGCTGGTTTTTTAGAATATGTAACAATAAATTTACCAAATATATTGCAACATCCATATATTGTTGAACAAGTAGAATTAAACGGTAATTTATACTTTTTTGAATTTGCTTGGAATATTAGGCATGAAAAGGTATATTTATCTATTTTTACAAAAAAAGATAATGAAGATTACTATTATGTAAGAAATATTTGCTTGGTAAATGGTATTGAAATATCTAAACATATTTACGATACAGATTGGAGTGGTAAATTATTTTTTGCCCAAATTGAAAATTTAGATGAAACAGAATATCGTGTAGATAATTTTCATACAGATTTTTGTATAAATTATTTCGCAGACGAGGATGAATAATGCAACAGTTATACACTAAAATTAAATTAGAAATTGTCGGTGCTGACGTTATAATTGAAGAAGCCGATATTAGTGTAGAACTAAAAAAATCCGATGATGGCACACCTAATTATTGTAGCGTTACTTTATATAATTTATCCGAAGCAACTTATAATTTATTAAATAGTAAAGCAACGCACATTAGAGTATATACCGATACTAATGATAAAGGATATATTTTAATATTTCAGGGCGATTTAAGAGATATAAAAAAATGGAAAAAATATAAATCTTCTACATCTAAAAGAAAATCTAAAAAGCCTGCTAAAATTGAATACGAAGCACCACCAATTGTAAGAGAAAATGATGGCAATGATGTAGCAACAGTAATAGAATTACAAGATAGTATTAAATCTACATTTATTAATAATTATTATTCTCAATCATATAAAGGTACTGTTACTAATACTAAAATTTTAAATGATATAATTTATTATATTAAAAGACAAACTACAATTGGTATCGGCAATATATCACCATTAGTAGAAAAAACATTTGCTAAAGGATATATAGCACATGGCACGCTTGGAAATGTTTTAAGACAAATATGCGCTACCGGAAATTGTGTTTGTTCAATTGAAAATAATATTATAAATATTTTTGCCAAAAATGCAGAATCGGATGTTTATGGATATTATCTTCATGGTGGTATTTGTCCTAGACCAGATTTTAATGCAAATAAAGAAGTATCTATAGAAGCACCATTTTTACCTACTGTAAATATTGGTAATTTTGTCAAATTAGATTTTCAAGATATAGAAGGCATTTATCCTATTGTTAAAATTGAATCTAAAATAGATAATTTTGGCAAAGATTATGAAACAAAATTAGTATTAAAGGTTAATTAAAATATGCCTAAAAGTTATGAAGAAAAATACGAAAAGGCTAGTATGAGTCCTGGTGCTGTATTAGCAAATCGTTTAAATGATTTAAAATCGGAAATAAAAGTACAATTACCAGCAAGAGTTACGGCTGTTGATTATGCTAATAATCAAGTAGATATACAAATTTTAGATTATGATTATGACGAAGCAGGAAATCTAGTACCTTATCCTATTATACCAAATATTCCGATTAGACAACCTATTTATAGTGGAAGTGCGTATATGATACTTCCTGTTAGAATTGGTGATATTGGAACAATAGAATTTTTTGATAGTTCTGTTGATGATTTAATTACTACAGGCAACTTTGATTTTGATTATACAGAAGAATGGCATAGTTTAAATTATGGTTTATTCACTAATGGATTTTTGCCATTAGGTAAAATAATTCCTGTTGATTCTAATGCTAAAATTATTATGGCAACTTCTGATAACGTATTTACATTTACTGTTGGTGCTGACAATACATTGGTGGTATCAACTCCTACTATGACTTTAAATGGTAATTTGGTAGTAAATGGTGATATTACACAAACAGGAAGTTATACACAGACCGGAGATTTTACATCTTCTGGTACAATTACAGGTGATACCGATGTTTATAGCCGGTGGTAAGTCTGGTAAATCTCATACGCATACCGGAAATCTTGGCTCTCCTACATCTCCACCGAATTAATAATAAAAGTTTACAAAATTTGAAATTTTGCATATAACAAAAGTAGAAGGGTATAGTTTTGAAAGATATAAAATTAGACTTTGTAAATAAAAAAGCACTTAATGAATTTGTTGATAATAGAGATAGAATACACCAGCAAATTATAGTTGGGGTACGAAGTTTTTTAGGTGATTTTTTCTTAAATGATAATTACGGAGTTAATTATAAAAATAGTTGGAATAATGAAACTTTAATGAAGTTATTTATTAAAGAACAAATAGAAGCCATTGATGGAGTTGTTGCCGTTACGGATATTCAGATTAAACGACAAAAAGATACTACAAATAGACAAATATTTGTAATTAATGCAAGTGTCAGAACTATATACGAAACAAGTGAAAATATAATTGAAATTTTACAGGGATAAATTAAATGATTGAATATGATGCTAATGGTTTAATAATTCAACCTTTGACAGAAATATTAGCCGAAAGAGAAGAAGTTTGTAAAGATTTATATGGAGATGATTTTTATATTTCTGGCGAATCTGCCGTTGCAAATCTTCAAGCCGTTGATGCAGATAGAGAATTAGCAATACAAGAATTATTACTTTATATTGCTATGCAATTAGACCCAGACCAGGCAGAAGGTATATGGCTAGATTTTATATGTGCTTTAAACAATATTTCTCGTTATACCGCAACAAAATCAACAATTCCTATAACTATTACAGGTACAGCAGGAACTACTAAAAACGCTGGTGAAATCACAATTGTTGATGAAAGAACAGATGAATATTATATAAATCAAAACGCATTTGCGATTGGAGAAGATGGAACTGTTAATATTACTTGTCAAGCAACAAGTTACGGAGCAATTACAGCATTACCAACATCTAATTTTTCACTAAAAACACCTAGTATGGGTATATCTTCTGTAGCATATAACACAGAAGGAACGGCTACAGTAGGTCGTGATACAGAAACAGATGAAGAATTAAGAGCAAGACGTGAAGATGCCGTTTCTTATACTGCAAGTTCAATATTATCTTCTATAAAAGCAAGTGTATCACAGATTTCGGAAGTTACCTATATTAATGCTTATGAAAATGATACAATGAATACTGTTGATACATTACCACCAAAATCATTTGAAATAGTAGTTAAGGGTGGCGATGAAGATGAAATTGCAAGAGCAATTTTTGGTAAAAAACCAGCAGGAATACAAGCATACGGTACAACTGTTAAAAGTGTAACGGATGACGATGGCAATATATTTTCAATTGGCTTTACAAGACCTAGTGAAATTCAAGTTGATTATTTAATTGAGTTTATTTCTGATACTGTTCAAACAGAAGAATGGAAAGAAGATTTAAGAGCAGAATTATATGAAGCCTTTGAAGATTTATATAATGTAGGCGATAGCATTTATGCTTATAATTTATATTATGTTTTAAATGCTCATCCAGAAATTAAGAACGTAACAGCATTTAAAATTAAAAAGCATACAGATTCTACTTGGGCAGATTATATAACAATCGGCAAAAGGGAATTGGCTATATTAAGTACAGAAAATATCACAATAACACAAAATTCATAATAAGGAAATAATAATGATTCAGATAGATAATCATAATGAACTTGCTTTATCTGACATGATACCTTATTTATTACAATTTCCAGAATTATATAGACTAGCCAAACAATCCGGTGATAGATACCAAATTATTGAAAATATTGCTTGGCAATTGTTATATAACCTAGATTATACAACTGCAAATGGAACTTGGCTAGATTATATTGGAAAAAAAGTAGGACAAAACAGGGTTTATACACCAACACCTGTAGATGCCTTTACGTTTGGTGGTACAACACCAGAAGGCTTTGGTGCTGGTAAGTTTAAAGGTACAAGTTCTTTACGAAGTACAAAAGTAGCAAGAACCGATGCAAGTTTTAGAAATGCAATTAAAGCAAAGATAATTCAAAACAATACCGATACTTCGCTAGATGAATTAATTGAAGCATGTAAACTATTATTTAATGCAAAATTAGTTCGTATAGGTGAAAATTATCCAGCAGGAATTGAATATATCAGACTTTACGGAGCATCACTTTTAGAAACATTAGATGCTCATGCAATTATAAAAAATGCACTTCCGGCAGGAGTAGCCTTAAATCAAGTTACTTTTCACAAATTTTATAATTTATTTAAAAATAATGCGTTTATAACTTATAATCAAGTCATTCCAGCAGATGATGATTTTGAATTAAGTTTTAATATACAACCCGATGTATTTACCAATACGTCAGACGATACAATAATTCCAATATTTTCACAAAACACAACATTTGCAAGCGAATTTGTATCTGTTAAATGTTATTACAATCCATTAGACGGTATTGTGTTTAAAACAGAGCCTAATGTTTATACCGATAATGATATAGGTTTAACATATTATTATGATGGATTAGGAAATAGATATGCGGATGCAGATGCAGACGTTGTTTTAATGGGTGGTTCATTAACAGTAAATGAAAATACTGCTGTTACAATTAAAAGAGTTGGTAATGTTTGGAGTTTATTGATAAATGGTAATGTAGTAGATACAGATACTAGACAACATAGTGTATCAGCAGGGGAAGGAATGAAAATATTTTTAGGAACTTCCGAAGGTGAATATTTTAATTCCGGTTCAATATATAATTTTTATTTAAGAAATAATACGACAGGGGAGTTATTAATCAACGACTCTTTAAAAGAAAGTACGACAGGCACTAATAATGGAGTGAGATTTTTATAATGGTTAGATTTAATGACAAAGCACAAATTTCAACCGTAGCAAGCAACGACATATTGCCAATCACCGATATTTCTGATTCATCGGATGATAAAAAGATTACGGTTACACAGTTATCACAATTTACGGTTGATAACATTAGTACATTAACAGATGGTTTAGGATTTTCCAAAAACAACTTAACAGATACATTAAAATCCAATTACGATACTGCATATAATAACTTATCAACATTAGCATTACTTAATACTGACGGTAATAATAAACTTGCATTATCAAATATGTTTACAATTGGCGCAACCGCATTAAATGATGCCACAGGATATGCGCAATTATTAGCAGAATATAATTCTACAACAGAAACTAGAACAGATACAATTGGTGCTTATTCAATTTCTTATAAATATACATCACATGGCACTAAAATTACAGATATAGCAAATAAACCAATTGTTGATAATATTTATGCTTTAATTGGTTATTCAGAATATTATATAATTGACACAACTAATGAACAGTTTTATCTACCTAGATTAATAAATCCTTTAACAGACATAGTAATTGCACATAAAAATTTATTAAAATTAAATTGTTATCGTGAGCAATTTTTAAAACCTGGTAGTACACATACATCTTTAATCTTAAAAGGTGATACATATCTTAAATTCAAATTAAACGGTTACGAAAGAACATATTATAATCCGACAGATTTAGAATTTTCTGCAACAGCAAAATTAGACCAGGGGTCTGGCTTTACGGCAGGAAAAGACTATTATGTTTATTTGGTAGAAACTGCAAATTTAAACAAATATGATATTGTAGTATCACTTAATGCTACATATCCGTATGGATATAATAGTAATACTGCATACTGCATTGGTGGATTCCATACATTATGTGTTTCTGTTACAAGTTCAAATGCTCCAGCATTACCTACATCAGCACCTTCGTTATGGAGTTCGCATCCGGCAATTGGTTATTCGGCTGGCGATATTATTCCAAACTCTGTATGGTGCGAAACACATAGACCAATGTGTAATCCTGCCGGCATGGTTTACGTTGATTTACTTGATTTATGGGTAGATATTTATCTACAATCCGGTACAGGAACTTCTACGGCTTCTGCTTATGGTGCTACCATGACGAATATTCGTACCCCAATTCAACATCAATGGGATTTGCAATTAGTTGGAAAACGCCCTGCAAGAGATGTAGAATTTATGATTTTTGCAGAAGGTAGCAACCAAAAAACTGCCGTTGCTGGCTCGGCACAACCAAATCCATTTACGGCTGGCGGACATTTAGATACTGCTGGTAAACGTATGATTTCTGGCTATTTCGTTGAAGAATGCTGTGGTTTGATATGGCAATGGCTTGACGAAATTGCTCCTGCTGGTGGTAGCAGTTGGAATGGCTATGGTGATGAAGGAACTAGAGGTCAATCCTATGGTATGCCATATATCCTGATAGCGGGCGGTTATTGGGGTTGCTCCACTTACTGCGGTTCTCGTTCTCGTGCTGCGGCTTGTACTCGTTCTTACGTGAATGCCGACGTCGGTTGTCGTGGCGTGAGCCTGCCGAAATTTTCCAGATAAGACGGAAACCCAAGCGTAGCGAGGGTTTTAGACGATAAAGGGGCGTATCTCCTCGTCTAACACGATGTTCCGACTTCTCGTTGCTACGAACAAAACGAAGGTCGCACAGCGCTACTCGTATGTGTGGCTTGCCACACCGCAAATCGGAAAGTGTATAATTAATAAACATATAATATATAGTGAATAGATTACCCAAAAGATTACCCACTTCTCGCTATACCCTGTCTAAACTCTTTGAATAATCTCACTTCCATAAAACCGTTGTAAAATAATTTTGTGGAAGTTTGATTTCAAAGAGTGCATGATGGGTGAGAAAAGGTTATGGGTTATTATCCTGAAAGCAGGCGGTAATTGGAATAACTCCACTAACTGCGGTTCTCGTTCTCGTAATGCGAATAATACTCGTTCTAACGTGAATGCCAACAACGGTTGTCGTGGCGTGAGATTGTAATATTACTTGAATATTATTTATATTCGCATCCTGTAATTGCTAGGGTGTATGTAATATATGCAGGCTGAATCCATAACCCTGTTTATTCTGAAAGATTGAATAAGCAAAATACAAAGCAATTAAAACACCTTCGCTAGTAGTTGATTTCATTAGCGAAAGTGAGGGTGTTTATTATTTTTGTAATTTTTCGTATAATAATATTAGAAGAAACATTACCAAATGAAACGATATGGAAATTTATGGCAAAGATTAATTTCTTATGAAAATCTTTATTTAGCCTATACAAAAGCAAGAGAAGGCAGAGGAAATTTAGAATCTGTTAAACGATTTGAAAAAGATGTTGAAGGTAATTTAAAAAAATTACAACAAGATTTAATAAATCATAATTTTACAACAGCAAATTATAATACAAGAATAATTTATGAACCTAAAAAGAGAGTAATTTATATATTACCATTTTTTCCAGATAGAATATTACAACATGCTTTAATGAATGTAATAGCACCTATCTTTCATAGAACTTTTATAAAAGATACATACGCCTGCATACCAAATAGAGGATTACATGCAGGATTAGTTAGAGCCAATAGTTATGCTCAAAGAAATAAATATTGCTTAAAAATGGATATTAAAAAATTTTATCCTAGCATAAATCATCAAGTTTTATATAATCTAATAGAAAGAAAAATTAAAGATAAAAATGTTTTATGGTTAATAAAGGATATTATTTATTCATTTGAAGGCGAAACTAATTGTCCAATAGGCAATTTAACAAGTCAATGGTTTGGCAATATTTATTTAACACAATTAGATTATTTTATTAAACAAGAATTAAAGGCTAAAGATTATATCAGATATTGTGATGATTTTTTAGTGTTTAGCAATGATAAAAAACAACTTCGTGATTTTGCAAAACGAATAGAAGAATTTTTAGATACAAAATTACATTTAATGATGAGTAAATGTGATTTGTTTCATGTTTCAAGAGGAGTGGATTTTCTTGGGTATCGTTATTTTAAAGGATATATTCTTTTAAGAAAACGAACAGCAAGAGGAATAATCCGCCGATTAAAGAAATTATATAAAGAATATGATAAAGGTCATATTCATCCCGAAAAAATGCTATCTCACTTATCTTCCGTTGAAGGATATACACGATGGGCGAATAGTCATAACTTTAGAAAGCATATCAATTTAGAAAATAGGATAAGAGAAGTTAAACGATGTTTCAAGATTACCCAAAGTATTGCGAATTTGAAAATGACGAGTTCTTAAAAGGCGACAAAATTAAAATTGATGAAATTTTAAATAAGGAAGTTCTTATTACAGGAATTAAAAAAGAACCTAGTAAAGTTAAGAAAGGTGAAACTTATAATAAAATACAAGTTATAACTGAATATATTGACGATATTCCACAGTACAAAATATTTTTTACTACTTCACAAGTATTAGAAAGACAAATAATGAAATATAAAAGCAAATTACCTTTTTGTGCTGTTATTATAAAACAAAATAATTATTATACTTTAACATAAGTGGAGATTAGACATGGTATATTACTTAAACACAAAAGCAGATTTTTTCAACTATTTGTATGAGGATATGGTGTCTGCCATTGCAACATTACAAGATTTGTTAGATGACAGATATACTTGGCAAATAGTAGCAGTTTTAGCAAAAAAAGAAGATGGTATTGATGATGAAACTCACATGATACAAGAATCAGATAATGATATTCTTCAATTAGAATTAAAAGAAGATGAGTATGCAAAATTATTCCGTTTAGGATTTACTGTAGAAGAAGCAGAAGAAATTATTGATAATCCTACACAGGCTTTAGAAGATTATAGACAACAAAATGAGGTACAAGCATAATGATTAAAGTTAGATATAATGCAGAAACCGGCAAAGTAATAGGTGCATACCCAGAACATCTTGATGTTGCAGAACCTTATATTACAGTTACAGAACAAGAAAATGATGCAATAGTTGATAGAGATAAAGCCTATGTTATTGAAGGTCAATTAGTTGATATTACCGGAACTGATAAAGAAAAAGAATTAAATGCAGTTAAAATTGCAAAAGAATTACAAGAACAATTATATCAATTAAAAGCAAAAGTCGCTTATGGTGGTGTAACACTTAATAGTAGTTATATTTTTGAAACAAACGCAACATCTATTCTAATGACAACGACAAAATATTTAGACGTTGTTAGTAATCCAGAAATTGAAGTTATAAATCATTGGAAATGTTATGATTTAGAAGGCAAACCAACATTCTTGAATTTTACAAGAGAACAATTTATAGCAATTAAAAACTTTGCTACAAAAATGATAGATACGGATTGTTTCGGTGTTGAAGATAAGTACACCACTATACTACAACAAGCAACTGTTAAACAATTAAATACATCTACTTGGATTGCTAATTTTAAAGGACAGGCAATAGCAGAAATGTTGGCAGTTGATACATCATTAAATATTGGAGAAATAAATTTGGGATAATTAGTTTACGAAATCTCAAAAAATTTCTATAATATATTTAGAACAAGAGGATAAGTATGTCAATTGAAGTTACCAAAAATGGCGTTTTAAAAATTATACAGGGCGACACCGGCAGTATTGTCGTAGATGGCATACCTACCGATAAAAGTTATGAAGTATATTTAGCCATCAGAAATCCAGAAACTAGAGAATTAATATTTGACGAATTAAAAATAGATAGTGAAGGTTTAGATGAAGTTGAATTTGAAATCACAAAAGCAATGTCTGAAAAACTTGAAGTACCTATAAACCGTCAATGCTCTATGTTTTATTGGGGAGTTAAATTATGCGACCCCGAAACAGGACTTGAAGATACATTGCATGTTGGAGAATGTCGCTGTTGCGATGGTGGCTATTTTGGAAAATGGAATAGACTCTACGTTTATCCTAAAATAGTTGAGGGTATTGTAGATGCAACGAATGTATAATCATGATAAAGTTGGTATTAGGGTTTACTCTGATTGCCAACAAACCAGAGGGAGTATAAATGCTAATCAAGCAAAATCTTGGGCAGAAAAAGCCAAAGAATCTGCTGATTTAGCCGAACAATATGCAGAACAATTAGAAACTGCAATTGAACAAATAGAAGATGTCATAGAACAAACCATTGAACAAATAGAAAAATATAAAGATAAAAACTTTGTTCATGAACAAAATGAATCTTCTGCTGAATGGATAATTAATCACAATTTAGGCAAATACCCAACGGCGACAGTTGTAGATAGTGCTGGTACAGAAGTAGTATGTGAAATTACTCATATTGATACTAATACTTGCATAATTACAATGAAAGCACCTTTTAAGGGTAAAGCAATTTTAAATTAGGGAGTAAATTTATAATGGCAAAACAAGTATTATCAGATTTAAACTTAAATCAAAATGAAATTCAAAACGCCGTTGAACACAATCTTGCGTTAGCACCTTCCGCACCGGTTGAAGGTCAGCACTATTGGAATACGGCAAACAAAACATGGCTTATTTACAACGGTACATCTTGGGTAGATGCAACAAGTCAAGGAAAAGTATATACTTTCCAAAATGGTGTAAAAGAATTAACAGGCGATGATGCTGGCAAAGTTGAATTAAATCTTGCTAGTGGCGCAAATGCTGGTAATGTTACACTTTCTCAAAATGCTAATGGCTTAAAAGCACAGGTAGCAGAAGCATCAACATCTGCAAAAGGTATTATTGAAATTGCTACAGATGCAGAAGTAATAACAGGTACTTCCGAAGTATTGGCTGTTAATCCAAAGCAATTAGCAGGCAAAGTTGATAAACTTGCTACAAAACCAACAGCAGGAACTTACACAAAACTTACTATCAATGCAGAAGGTCAAGTTACAGCAGGAACAACGCTTGAAGCATCAGATATACCAAATTTAACTTTAGCAAAAATTACAGATGTTACAGCATCTAAAGATGAAGTTAATATTTTAGATGGTGCAACAATTACTACGGCAGAATTAAACATTCTTGATGGTGTAACGGTTACTGCAAGTGATATTAATTCTATCACATCAAAAATTGCATTAACAGATTTATCTATTGCTAGTGGTTCTGCAAATTATTTAGGATATGGTAATACTAGCGGTCAAATTTCTGCAAAAGTTGATACGACAGTTACAGAAAGTTCAAGCAAATTAATTACTTCTGGTGCTGTTGCAACTGCTATTGCTAATGCTGTAGCAAGTGTAATTATACCTAAAGCATCTGTAGCAGATGTAGCAAGTTTAGGCACATTGGTTAAAGCACACGTTGGCTGGATGTATAATATGTCAGCAGAATTTACAACAACTGCGGACTTCGTTGAAGGTGCTGGTATCACATATCCAGCAGGAACAAATGTTGTAATCGTTGAATATACATCTGGTACTTATAAATATGATGTATTTGCAGGATTTGTTGATACAAGTTCATTCATTACAGCATCTAGCACAGATACATTAACAAATAAAACAATTGATGCTGATAATAATACAATTTCAAATTTAACAACTTCTAATTTGAAATCTGGTGTATTACAAACATCGGTTCGTGCAACTTCAAGCGCAAGCGATTCTGCTTTAGCATCCGAAAAGGCAATTGCTACAGCATTAGCAGGCAAAACAGGCAAATTAACAGCAACTAACCCTGCATTAACTCCTTCAAGTGGTGTTGCTACTTGGACAATCTCAAATACTCTAGGTGATGCAGATGTTAATGTTATGATTAAAGAAGTATCATCTGGTGATGAAGTAATTTGTGAAGTTAGTTGTAGTGCAAGCAATATCGTTGTTAAAATGAATGCAAGTGCAAGCATAACAGCAGGAACATATAAGGCAGTAATTATAGGATAAAAGATAAATGGCACAAAAATTTTACAACCTAGATACTGATACAAGTTTAGGTGGTGCAAGTGCTTCTGATTATCTCGTTCCTAGCCAAAAGGCAATAAAAACTTATGTTGATAATGCAAGTGGTGGCGGTGGCTCTAATTTACCATTATTTTTTATGATGGTAGCAGACCATGTATTATCTGGTGATGAAGCGGTTGGTTGGGCATTGCAGGGTTCAACCATCACTAGCACTTATTCAACAGCAGTTGATAAAATAATTGAATTATATAATGATGCAAGTGCCGTCAGTACAACTTATCGGAATATTCCATGTAAACTGACGGCTGACGGCAGATATATAGCAGATGTTAGTCAAAAATCTGCGGTTTATAGTTTATTTGTAAACACAGGAATTGCAGATTTCTATGTATTAGACCAAACAAATGAAGAATTTATTTTGCCTAGAACAAAGTGGTATCAACAATTTACATTAGATACTTCTTTATTAAACAAAGTAAATGATAATAGGTCTGTTACGGTATATAGCGATAACAATAATACAGAGTATATTTCAAGTAATAAACTTTTGTACTATCGTGTGGGTGATACGATAGTTAATACGTCAGAAATTGACGTTGCAACCATTTTAGCAAAAACTACAGAATTAGAAACAAGATATTCTACTTTTGATTCAAGATTAACGTATCTTGAAGCCTTAATCGCAAAATGTTATACAAGTATGGACTAATATATGAGAATAGAATCTAACCCCAACCCAATTTCATTTGGTTATAATTCACCATTAAAAACTTTATATAAAAAAGGAAAATTCCCAAAAGTTATTTATGGCTTTTATGGTGATAAATTAACGCCTAAAAATGTTACATTAGAACATTTGAAACCACACTCGCAGGGTGGTAAATCCTGTTTGGAGAATTTTGTCTTGGCAACCAAACAAAATAATTGTGCGAGGGGTTGTGATGATATTCGCAGATATGCCGTTAAAGAAAATATAGTTCGTTATTTATCTCAATTTATGGGTATAAAATTACCGAATTTTAACGGTGATAAATATATAGAAGGCATATTGCAAACCTTAACAAAACTAGGTGCATTATGATAAATAAAATAATTAATTGGTTTAAATACTTTCGGATAATGCCGACAGATATACATGGTGGTTGGAGATTCCAAATCACCATTCCTATCGGCAAAAATCCATCAAAACATAATAAGGAGAAATGAGTATGAAATTCTTGGACAGAATCGTAGAAAAAGTAATTGCTAAACAGATTGAAAACTATAAAGCAAAATTACTTGAAAACAAAGATGAAATTTTAGAAAAAGTTAAAGAAGCAGTTGTTTCATTTCTTGAAGAAAAGAAAGAAGAAATCTTTGCTATCATAAAAGAAAAAGCAACTGATATTATAAACGATATATTTAAAAAAGAAGATAAGTAATAATAATTACTATAATAATAAATAGGAGATAATGTTATGATTACTTGGTATGCAGATGAAATAGTTACTATACAATTTAGTCGTATGCCTAGAACAGAAACATTAAATGCAACTCCAAATTCTACGCCAGAAGAAATAAAAGACATTAATAAAAAACCTTATTTACTTTTACACGAAATTGAAGTTACTGTTAAATATGGTGATAAAACTTATATATTTCCTGTAGAGAAACATTATCGTTGGAATGGCGCTAATATTCCTTTTGGCTTATGGAATTTAATAGGAAGTCCATCAGATAATAGATTTAGAATACCGTCTATGATTCATGATAAATTATGTGAAAATCATGATTTTATTGGATATGATAGATATTTAAGTTCTATTATTTTTGAAAGGTTATTAAGAGTAGCAGGCGTTAATAAAATTAAACGCAGAGTTATGTTTTTAGCAGTTGATAATTTTCAAAAATTTTGTGGATGGGATAAAGAGAAGAAACAACAGGAAGGAAAATAATGTCATACCCTATAAAACCGACAGGCGATAATATATTACCATTTGATACATTATTTGCAAGTAATAATAGTTCAAAATCGGCTATGACTACCGGTGAAATTCTTGATGGTTATAATAATGACGGTGAAACTGAAACAGATTTAACATCAAGACCAGATGCAAATAAATTTAATATGTTTTGGTATCAAGTTCATTCTACTGTTAAATGGATAGTTGATTATATTGAAGAATTATATAATGATAAATTATCTAAAGCAGGCGGTGTAATGACAGGATTGCTTAATATGGGCAATAATAAAATTACATTAACTTATACACCGTCTAATAATACGGATGCTGTTAATAAAGAATATGTTGATAAGGCAATTAATGGTAGTATGTGGCTAGGAGAAGTTAAATGTTTGTCTTATCCAACTATACCTTCACTTCCGGCAGATGTTGTCGTAGTACCATGTGATGGGCGTGCTATTTCTCGTACTACTTATGCAGGATATTTTGCAATGGTTGGAACTGCCTTTGGTGCTGGAAATGGCTCTACTACATTTAACGTACCAGATTATCGTGGTATGTTTATTCGTGGTTGGGATGGTGGCACGAATAGAGATAGGGGTCGTGTATTTGGTACTATACAAGGTAGTGCATCACCAAATATCACAGGCACATTCTTTGATTCGCAAGAAAATGAAACCGGATTACCTAAAAATCCAACAGGCTGTTTTTATCGTCAAGCACAAGCCGGTAATGGTTGTGATGGTACGAGAGGTTGGTTTGAAACATTGGCATTTGATGCTTCTCGTTCATCTAGTGTTTATCAAAATGGAGTTACAGAATGCAGACCGATTAACGGTAGTGGATATTATGTAGTTCGTATTAAATAAGGAGAACATAATGCCCTATAGAATAACATTACATCATACGGTAGGCAGATATGAACAATTTTTTAATGATTATCATTACATGATTGCTTATAATCCTAAAACAAAACAAGCGTATGTTAAAAAAGGTATATACAAACCAGAAGATAATGATAATACAGGTGATGGAAAATATGCACCGCATTGTGCTTTAGCAAATACAGGAAATATCGGAGTTGCTATTTGTGCAAATCTAAATTATGATTTTAAAACAAATACTTCACCTACATATCCAATTACGGCACAACAAATTGAATTAGCATTTTATGTATTGGCTGAATTATGTGTTAAATATAATATAAACGTAAATGAAGTTCAAACACATTACGAAAGAGATAGAAAGTTAAAAAAACCTAGCGGAAAAGTGGATATAATCTTTATACCATCATATCCTAAAGAAACAGCAAACAAAGAAAATGTCGGAAACTTTATAAGAAATAAAGTTAAATGGTATATAGTTAATAAAGTTAAAAATAAAAATAATTTAAAATATATTTAATTTTGATGATTATAAGATAGTATTATGTAGAATATGAAAATGGAGAAAAATAAATGGAATCAATAATGCTCGCACATCCACTAATAGTAATACTCGTCTGTATAATCATTGGCTTTGTCGGTAAATATCTTTTTACTTCAAAAGATGCCGGCACTCAATTAGAAAAACAATTTACCGAAAGCATACATAATATAGAACTTTCTTTTACAAAATCATTTGGTGATATGGGTGAAAAAGTTAGAAAGGTGCAAAACGAAATTATGCATGATGTAGATGATAAATTTTTTACAAAAGAAATGGCTGATAAGCATGATTTTCGTATTGCTAAAGTTGAAGAAACTGTAGCGCAAATTTTACCTAGAATGGAAAAGATTGATATTATATATGATATGATAAGAGAAGTTAAAGAAAAAAATCAATAGTTTTCATAATTCTATAATAATATTATTAACGCCAAACAAAAATTTGGCGTTTTTATTTTATTTAGGTATAAAGTTATATCCTTATACTTAAACTTTCAAAAATGAGCATTGATATAAAAATACCGACTACGAACCCTCTCGTAGTACGGCTTTTCAAAACTAAAATTTTTAAGTCTAATATTTTTATGATGTAGTTTTTAATAATGCTACATCATTTTTTTGTTCTAAATCAGAAAAATATTTTTTTCTTCTTAAAGAAATATTATCGGCACATAATCTTTGATAAATTTTATTCATAAAACTTCCGGTCAATATATTTTTATCATGAAGTTTTTTAGCAGGATATTTTGAAATTGGCGGAAATCTCCAACCATCTTCAACCAAAATTCCATAATTAGGATTAAGTTGATGAATTAATCCAATAACTTCATTATCTTGCGCCATTTCTTTAGTTATCATTATATAATAATAATTAGGCACAGGATAATATTTAGACTTTTTCTTAAAATTATAAAAAGAAAAATGTTTTAACTGCTTTGTGGATGCGGTAAATTCATTTTTTAAATCTGATTTAGACGTTTTACATTCAACCTCTATTAGCATACCTTTATTAGTAGCAATAATATCTGCTCTATTTTTTGGCGACATTTCAAATTCTGAACATACTACATCACAACCACGTTTAAAACGAAAATAACTAGCGACTATTAATTTTAAGTAGTCGCTATTTTTTTCTATTTTATAATTAGTTAAATTGGAAGGTAAACCCCAACTCATATTACCCATTATATTTATCAATAATCTCCAATAATGTATTTTTAAAATTAACAGATTCTAAATCTAATGTTTGAAAATTATTAATAGCCGTTTTAATTTCATATTTAAAATTATCAAATTTAATATCAGAATCAGATAATGGTTGCTCTAACTTTACTACTTCGCCATAATCTATTGCTCCATCACATATATCATGATGAATAGGTGCTACACCAATTATATGTGGAATTACACCTTCTGGAATTACAACAGGTGTTGTTTCAACAGAAATATTATTTTCACCTTCTACGACAGGTGTATGAACTATTGAAGGTGGTATATCATCTGTTACAATTGAACCTTCTACTGTTGCAACTTCCAAATTTGAAACTTGATTTTCAATATCCGATTGTATTTCTTTTTGTAACATCAGATATACTTGGCGCTTCTTCTTTACTTCCGAAAATTTTGTCTAAAATTCCATTCATTTTGAATTTTCTCCTATATTACTTCATGAATATCAATATCCATATCTCGCATTTTATAATACCATTTTAATATAAATTCGCAGTAGCCTTTTGATTTATCAACTTCCGATTTTGGAAATTCGTATATTGCAGAATTACCACTATTCCAATTAAAGAAATAAATTTGAAAATGCAAATTATCATATTCTTTTTTTGAAATAATTTTAGCATTTAAAAGCATTCTACTATATATATATAATTGTCGCAAATAGCCTTTACCGGCAACTTGATTATAAGACATAGGTTTTTTAGATGTTTTAAAATCCGAAATATACAAATGTCCATTTTTGTAATTAACTAAATCAATTGCACCCTGTATGCCTTTATTTACTAAAAATAATTCATCAAAAATTGGGTCTATTAAAGGCACTTCTTCTTTAAAAAATTTTGATAAAACATTAGTTGCAACTTCTACAAAATATGGTTTTCTTTCTTCAAAATTTTCTATAAGATTAATAATATTTTTATCCTGGCAAACCATATCAATATATTTCTGCAAACCTTTAGACTTGTCAAAAACTCTTGTTTGCCTATCTTTTAATGCAAGTTCTAAAACTTCATGAATAAAAGTACCACTATCGGTTGAAAGTTTATTTGTTACTTTTTGCCCCTGCATTTCTGCAACATCAATATCATTATTCCATCTTAATAAAGCAACATGATTATGTGGTGCATGCGAATCTAAATTATACGGAAATAATGAAGAAGAAATTAATGTTGCAGAAGGTAAACCGGCAGTATAATCTTCTCCTCTGTTTCGGCTTGCATATCTTTCTTCAAGAATTTTTTTAATTTCGGCTTTATCTTTAATAAGACGAAATTTATTTTCTTTTGTAAAAATTCCAGAATTGATAATATCATAAAAATTTTGCTCATCTTCTTTATGAATTGTAATATATGTATCTGTATCACCACGATTTAAAAAATACATTATTAATCCTTTCTTATTTATTTATATTGATATGTGTTGATTTGCATAACATTCCAATTGTGAAAAATGCCCAAAATGGATGCACGTTGAACCAACTCCATAATGTTGTTAATGTTAAACCTTTAAAGGCTAATGTTGGTGAAAATGCTGTTAAAATTGCTAACCACGTCATTTACTTAATCTCCTTACAATCTCTAAAATCAGTACAATTTTTACAATTAGGAACTAAATATGGCTTTAACCATTCACATTCCGGTTTAGATAAAACTTCATTTTTCATTTTACCAACCATAGTTCTAACTTCTAATTGTGCATGTTTACATAATCTTAAATTACAAATGTGCATTAATTGTCTTAAATTGCAAGATAAAACAATATTTGTTTTTGTTGCATTTGGTAAAACATTTCTTGCATCTTCGGCTTTATATCCTTCTTTTGTTAATTGAAGATATTGAATTAAAGCATTTAAGCAACTATCAATAAATAAATCATTATCATCTTTAAATACAAAATATTTTGATAATAATTCTATTTTTTGATATTTAGTACCGCAAGTATTTAATACAATTAAATCTTCTAGGTTTTCTTTAATTTCTACATATCTTTGACTTTGAACAGAAAAACTACAAAGCCTATGTCTTGTGATTTGAGCCAATAATGCTCTTGATACTCCGGCAATAGCGAAAGTAAAATAAGCATGTTCTGTAGTGCTTAAATGCCCACTATTCATAACTTTTTTAATAAGTTCAATTTTTTTTATTCTATCTTCTTTAACTTGTTCTATTGATATATCAAATTCTTCACCAGCGTAAGTATCTTTATTATAGATTTCTATCGGTGTTAATTTTGAATAACAAGTACGACAAGCCGTATGAATAATATCTATGATATTATCATTATAACTTATTAATTTTACTTCCACTTTAACCCTCTCAAAAAACTATCAAATCAAATATTATAATGAGAATCTAATGGGAGTTATCTGTTACCCACAAATCTTGATGATATAGCCATTTGCCGTTATTCCGCCATCAGCCATATTTTCTTCGTCAAGAAAATACTTAAAGTGCCGGTAGGAGTGATTACCTATATGCTCACATTCTATGACATCATCTGAATGTAATATAGCCATTTACTACAAACTGCCTTATGCAAGCGTACCACGTTCAAAATCTAATCTATCCTATACGCTAGGATAGTCCAGCAAATATACTGACATTCTTATCCAATACAGCCATATAAGCCATAAATTCAAAGTAGCGTTCTACGATTCAACGTGTGCGTTACGGTATCTCCATCAAAATAACCTACAAACATTCGGCTTTGACAAGCCTATGAAGTCTATTGCAAAACTCTGTTTGCATCCGATTATCCCTAGAAAGGATTATTCTCGCACAGATTCTCATTATAATATTTGATTTTCAAAGTTCTAAATTGTTTACTTAATTACCTTCGTTCATTCTATATGCCTAAAGAGGTAGTCCTTCGTCAAATCCACAGGTACTCAAAATCTACTTGCAGTTAGTTTGAATGGTTGCTTCACTACATTTTACAATTACTTCTGAATTACTTGTCATCGTTCAACATTATTATATTATCATATTTAATTTTAAAAGTCAAGAGTAGATTTTTTTACCTTAAATTTTCTATTTGGTCTTTGAGAAAAAGTGCTAATTCTTCTTCATCTTCAAGATAATTAAATTCATCTCTCTTAAAATAGGCATCATCTAGTATAGATAATTCCTCTTGTGTCATAATATCTAAACTATGAACTGCATTTATAATATCTGCATTTGCTCCGTATAGTAAAATGACATCTACTATTTTATTATATATTTTTCTGAATTTATTGTCAAGTCTATTATAAATTTTTAATTTATTATGCATGACTTCGTATGCTGTTTGCACACCAAATTCCGAAAAGAATGTTGCTAAAATATATTTTTGTGATGTTGTGCGCCTATCATCATAATCTCCAATTTTAATATCATTATCGGTAGATTCTGACCTAGCAATAATCTTTCGTACATCATTTTCCGGTAATTCTAATTTTTCTGCTAGTAATTCAATATACTGTTTTTTATCTACCGGATGTGTAATTTTAGCAATATATTTTCTATTATTATAAATATGAAACTTTTTTTCTTCAATGGTTTTATAATTAATATTTTTTAATGAATCAATAAGTTTATATTCATGGTATGGTTTAGCATGTTTAATCTTATCTAAAAATGCACCTTTACCATATTTCTGTAAAAATTCATCAGCATCACATTTTTCATCACCTTCATATAAACGAATAATTTTAATATTCGCCCAATAATTACTTGTTGATATAACATCATAATATTTATCAACCATATTTTCACCGGCTTTATCTTCAACTATAATATAATAATTTTTAACATAAGTTTTTAATAATTTTAATTGTTTGTCTGATAAAGCCAAACCACAAGTAGCAATAGTATTTGTTATGCCGTATTGATGGCATCTAATACAATCTATTTGTCCTTCTGTAATAATTACTGATTTTGTTTCTTTAATTTTTTCTTTTGCAAAATTATAAGCATAAAGTAATTCACTTTTTTGAAACAGTTTACTTGTTCGTGAATGTAAATATTTTGGTTGATAACGATTATCAGTTGTTCTTGAAGAAAATCCGACAATATGTCCGTATTCATCAAAAAATGGTATAGAAATTCTATGAGTACCAAAATAATTATAAACACTTCCATCTTCATTTACATTAACAAGTTGCGCAGTTTTAAGAAGTGGTATAAATTGTTCGCCCAAATCCTTTAGTGGTAATGATGGAATATAACCAATTCTAAACTGTTTGATTATATCAAGTGAAAAATTACGAGAGATTAAATACTGTTGCCCTTCTTTATTTTGCGCCAATGCTCGTTGATACAAATTTGCAATGTTATCATTAAGCAAATATAATGCACGTTTTAACTCTAATTCTTTGCGTAATTCTTCCGATATTTCAATTTTTATATTTTGACTTTTAGCAATATCCATTATTGATTCGGACAATGATTTGCCTGTTAATCTTTGATAGAAATCTAAAATATCACCATGCGCACCACAAGACCAACATCTAAAAATTCCTGTATCTTCATCAATAGACATACTAGGACTATGGTCGTTATGAAATGGGCATACTGCCCATAACAATTTACCGCTTTGTCTTAATTCTAAAAATTGTCTATAAAATTCTCGTTTATTAACTTTATTTTTGAAATCAACAATTTGTTCGTGTGAAAACATCTAATTAACCTTTTCTATAAATCTTTCTCCAACAATCATCACAAATGCTTTTATAATCTATTTTAACATCTTCATATTCTCCGTCAAGTAGGATAACTTGACCTTCTTTGTCAATATCTGCCGGTTTATCGTTTTCTAATCTTAATGAATATTTACTAGGCTCTTGTCCACAAATATCACAATATCCACCAATAATTTTAATATTATCGGCTAAAGCCATTGCACTACCCATTAACTTAAACGGATAACGGCGATAATCTTTATTCAATCCGAATAAATAAAAGTCATAATAGTAATAATACTTATCAAAAAATGCTTTTAATTCACCTGTACTCATTTGTAAAAATTGAAATTCATCAACCAAAATATGAAATACACTTTTATCTGATGGTATATGACTAGGTATATCAAATAAACTATTTATCGGAATGGCTTTAACACTTGTGCCATATCGTGATACAACATCTTCACCATGAGTTAATGAAAATTTTGATGAAAATACCATAGCACCATAATCTTTTAATTGTTCATAATATTCAATTAATCTTTTACTTTTTCCTGCTTTGACCGGCCCTGAAATAACTGTTATCATTTATGTAAATTCTCCCATTAAAAGGATAAGAAATACTATTTAGAAAGGAGTTTTATGACAGTATATCTGCATTTCTTATCCTATTACATACTATCAAATTTTTCTATATAAGTCAAGATAAAAAATTACTCTTGACATTTTAAAAAAAAAGAGTATAATATCATAAGGTCTTTAATATATTAAGGGTATTATTATATTATGCTAATATATACACTCCAATTATATAATATTTTAAGTTCATGAACTTAAATAATATATACCTATAGTTCATGTATTGGAGTGTATATAAAAGTTCATACAATATCTGGAGTGTATAGTATATAAACTTAAAGTAATATAAAATTGAAGTGTATAATAATTAAGTTCATATAATTTAAAATTTTAACTTAAAGTTCATGAACTTAAATAATATAAAATTAAGTTAAAAGTATTATGAAATCATATATTTCGGAGTGTATAAAATGTTAGTATTGACATTTACTTAAAAATTTGATATGCTATTGGTGTTGTTGGAATTGCTTTAATTCCATGAGTAGATAAAAGAAAAGAGGAGAGTTTTTATGACTACGACAGAAGAAAAAAATAAGGTAGTATATGAAAATGATATTATTACCTTAAAGGAAACTTATGAAAATCCTTTGGATTTGTTAAAAATTCCTGTTTTTACAATTGAAAATTGTGAAGTATTGTATTCATCTTTAAGTTCAAAACAAGCAAAATTTGGACATAATATTCAAATCTTGCTACCGGCAGATACCGATTTTCCGGCTAAAGATAGAGCAATTAGACAAAATTATCTTAAAGCCGAACAAGTACACAATCCTAATCTTGAAGTAGTAAAAGGTATTGTTAAGGCTATTACTGATAAAGATGTTTTGAATAATAAATATCCGGAAAAATATGTCGGCAGACATTATCTTGATATTAGAATTTCAAATACTTGCATGTTTGATAAGACTAAAGATGAAGATGGTAAAGACAAATTTACTAAAATTGATAAGGCTGAAAAGGCTATTGGTATTCCGGTAGTTAAATATTTTAGAGTTATTGATAAATTTACAGGTGAAGGTGTTGAACCAGAAATCTTTAAATATGAAAATGGTGAAAAAGTTACATCTTTTGTATCTCCAAAGACAAAACAAGAAACACCTTTATATGTAAATAGTGGTGATACAGTTAATATTACCATCAGACCTTTTGGAAGTAAAAATAATAATACAGGTGATATTTCTTTGAAATATAATTTGTTAAAAATAGAAATTGTCCAAACTGCATGGGATAAAGGTATTGGTAGAACAGGTGGAAGTTCAAAAAGAACTAAAGAAGCACCGGATTCTGTAGATGCTAATGCTCTAGGTGATATTTTTGGTGGTATTACTACTGTAGCAACTACAACTGCTCCAAAAACTGAAACCGTAAAAACAGAACAGCCAAAAGCAGAAGTAAAACAAGAAACTAAAGTAGAAGAAGTTAAAGAAACTCCGAAGGCAGAAACTAAAGTAGAAGAAACTGCAACGGCTGATACTGAAATTGATTTTAGTGCTTTGGCTAATATGAATATGGCAGACTTAAATTTGGGAGAGTAAATCATGTGTGAAGTTAAAAAGATGCTGTTTTCGGTGTCAGCACAGGGTAATCCTCTCGCCCAAATTTGGGTGGATGATGCAGATATTACCAAAAACTCCGAAGCAATTTATATTGCATTAAAAAATCAAGTAGCATATTTATTTTTCTCCGGTGTAGGTGCTAAAATTACATTGAAGAAATCTAAACAATACTATAATGTAGAAGTGCCGGATAGTTTTACTAATCTTTTTGAAGGTTATAAAGTATCTGATAATCCTACAATTAAAATGATTGGTGCAATGTTAAATCAAGCCTTTAATAATTGTTTTAATTCTATTGAATTTTTGAAAAATGGTGAAGTTGTTAAAATTTCACAAGAAGAAGCCAATGAAAAATGTAGGGAATATATGAACGGATATAATTCATTGTATGGCGTTGTGTTAGAATCGTTGGGTAATTCAAAAATTAAAGCCTTAAAAGCCGTTAGTAAAATTCTTGAAAAGGAAGATAGTAAGGCTGGTGATATTAAAGAAGCGCATAGTATAGTATCACAATTTACTACATTATTAAGCCGAGAAGTTATTGCAAAAAATAATTTTGTAATTGATAATCCCATTGTAGAAGAAGTTAAAAAGACGGAAGAAACATCGGTGGATGATGGAGAAAAGGCTACAAAGGCAAAGGCAGGAAGAAAGAAAAAAGTTGATGCGGAAGTGTCAGAAGAAATACCATTTTAGAATGGTTGATAGTATAGAGTGAGATTATTATGCTAGGATTTTTCCTAGCATTTTTCTTTACTCTTGACTTTATTTAAAAATTTTGATAAGATTATATTAACGAAAGAGAGAATATTTTAATGGTAGCAAAAAAAGATATAGATGCAAAAATGGCAGAAGAAATGTTGCTAGGCTCATTATTATATAAGCCAGACAAACTTATTGAAGTTATAGATGAATTAAATCCTGCTAATTTTTCCGTTCCTGCATTTGGGCAAATTTATAATTGTATTGTTGAATTATATAAAGATGATGTAGAGCCAGACGATGTTATGGTTATGAATAAGGCTTGTGCATTAGGTTATGATATTGAACCAGAGTTGGTGCGAAAACTTGCTAATAGTAGAACTTTTGTTACAAAAAAACAAGTTAAGCAATATTCGCAAATCATTAGAACATCTGCTTTTAAACGTAAAACACTTAATCTTTATGAAGGGTTTTTAGAAAAAGCAAAGGATATGGCAACACCAGAAATGATTTTGGGTGAATTGTCTGATTTAACATTAGAATTATCGGATAGATTACAAGCAACAACAAAACTTTCCGTTATTAATATTGATACAAAAGCCGTAACACAATCAATATTAGAAAAAATGATGAATCCTAATCAAATTACAGGTATTCCATTCGGCTATCCTACGATAGATGCAGGATTAGATGGCGCATGTCCTGGAGAGGTTATTACTTTAGCCGGTATGAATGGCGGATGCAAGACACAATTTTCTTTAAGTATTATGTTTAATATGGCTATGTGGTTAAAGGCTAATAATATTAAGAAATATATAATTTTCTTTTCGTTAGAAATGACAAAAGAGCAAATTTATAATCGTTTAATTGCTATGCAAGCAGGAATTAATGCTAAATATTTAAAACGACCAAGATTATATTTTACTGAAAAGGGTATTAAACCAACAGAAGAAGAAATCAAAAAATTCTTGCAACGTGTGGCAGATGCTACAAAATTTATAAATTCATTGCCAATTTTAATTGATGATAGTTCAAATTTAACGGCAAAGCAAATAGCATTAACAGTTAAAAAAGAACATTTAAAACGTGGTATTGCTTGCGTTTATATAGACCATGCTGGAAAAGTTATGGGTGATGGAGAAGGTCAAGAAGATTGGCAAGTTGTAGCAAAGGCATATTTAGAATGGACAAGATGTGCTAAAGATACAAAAATTCCTTTTATAGTGTTACTTCAATATTTAAAGCAACTTAAAGACCAAAAGGAATTTAGGGGTACAATGCAAGATTTGGCTGGTTCTAAAGTACCGGCAAATGAATCTCATAAAATAATTCATACATATAAGCCAGATATTTTTCCGAGCATTAGGGAAAAACACCCAGAATGGATTGGTAAAGTGTTTATCACGAATGATAAAAATAGAGATTTAGATTTAATGCGAGATGTTATGCTTGAATTTGAAGATGGAAGATTGAAAGAAAGCGTGGAAGTTCAAGCGAGAATGGAAGATACTGTAGAACAAATGTTTAGTGGAGTTGCGCCCAATGAAAAATAAGGTATATATTGAAGCGTTTGATGCAGAACAAAATAATAAAATTGATTTAATACGACAATTTGTTGGTATAGATAGTTATGAGTATTTATCAATACTTTTTTATAAAATAGAAAATGGTTTACATATTTCTGACAGAGAGAAGTGGCATTTGAAAACTTATTATGGGTATGAAGCCGAAACCATGACGGTTAGTGAGATAGAGGAGTATGTAAACCTTTTTTATAGAATGTTTGAAAATACTTTAAAAATGTCAAAGATTGAATTAAAAAATGCTATTCAAGATGCAGTTGTAGTGTTTAAGTACGAAGTGCGAGAAGGTTGGAGAAATTTTAAAAATAAATGTGCGAAGAAAATAAAAGGATTTTTCGGGTAGGGATTGATACGGCTACTACAGGTTGTGTTGCTGTTACATGTGGAGATAAAATTGTAAATGTATTCAAATATCCGGATAGAGAATACGATAAAAATGCTGAAAAATTAATAGATGCTAAAATTAAGTTTTTGGAAACGCAAGAAAAAACAAAGACAAAAATCAAGATATTAAAAGCAGAAAAAAAGGCGTTAAAAAGACGAGCCATTAGGAACTATAAGGCGATATATGATTTTTTATTGCAATATAAGGATAATATCCAAGAGGTTATAATAGAAGAACCAATACGACAAGTATCTGGATTGGCGACATCTATTGATGCTATTTTTGCAAATGCACAGACTTTAGGTGTTTATACCACTATATGTTCAATATTGGAGTTATCGTATAAGTTATATTCACCTACTCAATGGCATAAATTATTTGATTATAAATTAACAACTAAAACTCAAAAAGAAAAACGAGAAGAAATTAAAATACAAAGTATTCAATTTTGTAAAGATAATTTTAAAAATGCCGAAGATTTTTTAATTCGTAAGGGTTGCAAAAAAGAAGATGATAATATAGCCGAAGCAATTTTATTAAGTTTGGTAGGAGAAAGAGAATGTTTGGAGATTTGTTAATAAATTGGAAAAGAAAGGTAGGTATTCATTTGGTTAAGATTTATGCTTTTTGTGGAGTAATGGGAAGTGGTAAGGGTTATTCGTGCCAACAATTAATAGATAATGAAGATTTTATTCAAATTGATTTTGCCGATTGTTTAAGAGATATGGTGTGGAAAATGTTGGATTGGCAACCGGAAAATGCAGAAGAATATGATTTATTTAAAAAGGGTAAGTTTTTTGTTCCGAGATATGGTAAAATTAATGGTCGTTTATTATTACAAAGAATTGGTGCAACTATGCGTGAAATAGACCCTGATTTTTGGGTAAAGCAACATCAAGCAAAAATAGAACGTGCAATATCTATGGGTTATAATAATATTTGTATTTCTGATGCTAGATATAAAAATGAATTAGAATCATTATTATCAAACAGTTGGAAAGCCGAAGTTAAAATAACTTTTTGTGATTATCATAGTGAAAGATATGATGCAGATAATACTCATGAAAGTGAAAAAATGGCGCAAAGATTATTAGAATTAGGTTTTAAAGATGGTGATAGAATTACCAGAGATGATTTGAATAGGTTATAATTATACTATTGACATTATATATTAATTTGTAGTATAATTATGGCATAGGAGAGAGTTATGGAAGAAAAGAAATTAGATAAAGAACAAATAGCCGAAATGGAAGAAAAGGCTATTGATAAATATGAAAAAGGCACAAAACCTTATAGAAGTGCAAAATATAGACCAATTCCACGACAAATTAGATGTCAAAAATGTGGCAATGTTTATAATCTTATGAAGCATGTTGATAAAAATACAGGGGCAGAATTTTGGTTTTGTAAGCAATGTGTTGAACAACGAGCAAGAGAAATTGCAAGAGAGCAGAAAATGAAGAAAGAAGGATAGAGATGGAATTAACCCAAGAGCAAAAGGACATAGTAAATACAATATATGGTAAAGAAGATACGATTAAAATTAATGCTTTTGCCGGTTCTGGTAAAACTTCTACGTTAGTAGAAATAGTTAAAGAAATTAGAAAAACACAACCAGGAGTTAAAATTTTATATTTGGTTTTTAATAAATCAATGGTTGAAGATTCTAAACGAAAATTTGATAGTTTAGATTTGAATGTTGAATGCTATACAACTCATTCTTTTGCATTAAGACGTTTTTCGTTGTTGCGTGGTGGCGATATTGAAGTAATGCCGAGTTTAGATTATGCAGATTATATGAAAGTAAAAAATTTAAACACATCTTATAAATATGCAAAATATAAAAATGTGCTTGATATGTTAAACTCTTATTGCGCAACTTTTGATGATTTAGATACATTTTGTGAAACTTTATTATCTGGTGATAGCAAAAAATATGGATTAGAAAGCAATTATTTAAAAAGTTATGAAATAAAATTTTTTAAAGATTTATATACCTATTTTCTTAATCATGGGAAATTTACCCATAATATGTATCTTAAAGAATACGCACTTAATACAGCAGATACCGTAAAAGGTTATAAATATGTGTTTTTAGACGAAAGTCAAGATTTAAACCCTTTTATGTTAAGCATTATTAAAAGAGTTCAACGAGAAAAAATTTGGATAGTTGGAGATAAATATCAGCAGATTTATCAATGGAATCATGCTATCAATTCTATGGATAAATTTGATGGTATCACGCTTCCATTAACTATATCATTTAGGTTTAATGATGAAGTGTGCGAAATTGCTAATAAAATATTAGCACAAAAATATAAAGAATTTAAGCCTGGTTCAATTAAGAATTTTCATAACAAAATAGATGTTGAAGATACAACAAAGAAAACCGTCTTATTTAGGACAAATTCTTGTATGTTTGAATATGCTGTTAATTTAATGAAGGAAGTAGATAATATCAAAGTACATTTTATGGATGTTGTTAATGGCACTAATTCAGATTGTTTTGAGGAAGCATTTGCAGAAATGTTGTATTTTTACGACCAATTATTAGCAAGTAAATCTGGTTGTGAAGATGATTTAGAAGTATATCGTTCTAAATTTAAAATTAGACGTTCAAAAAATGTAGATGCTTATGTGAATATAGCAAAAAAAGAAGGTTTTGATTTATATCCTTATTTAGTTAGAAATAGTAATGTTTTAAGTTTAGATTTTAAAAAATTCTTTGATTTCTTTATTCTTAATGCACATAATTTAATTGATGTTTTAGAAAGATTAAGAAAGTCAGAAGATTGTGAAAATCCTGATAGAGAATATACGCTTATTACAGCGCATAGGTCAAAGGGTTTAGAATGGTCATGGGTAAAAATTGCCGATGGTGATAGATGGTCTATGTCAAGTCCGGATGAAGCAAATTTGCTATATGTTGCTTGCACAAGAGCAAAAAATAAATTAGAGCATAGGGCGGTTGATGAATTGCTGGAGTTCGCTTATGGAATATAGAATAGCGATTATTGGCAGTAGAGATTTTAATAATTATGATTATGTAGAATCTAAAGTTAAAGAATTGATGCCAAAAGAAGATTTAGAATTTATTATTGTTTCTGGTGGTGCAAGAGGGGTTGATACATTAGCCGAACAATTTGCAGATAAATATAATTATGCCAAAGAAATTTATAGAGCAAAATGGCATAGTCATGGTAAGTGTGCCGGTTATTTAAGAAATCATGATATTGTAAGACATGCTGATATGGTAATAGCATTTTGGAATGGTATTAGTAAGGGTACAAAGCATACAATTAATATTGCTAAAAACGGTGAAAGAATCGTGCATGTTATTAGAGTTGATAATATTCCGAAAGAGAGTAATTAATGGGATTTAATACATTACATAATTTTGAAGATATATATGTTACGGCAGATTTGCATTTGTCTAATATTATTAATAGGACTATTTCTTTAAGAGGTTTTAGTAATCCGCAGGAGCATACACAATATATAAGGAATATTATTAATTCAACGATTAAGAGTAAAAGTGCTACACTTTATATTTTAGGCGATATTGGTTTTAAGGATGAAGATGAGGAGTTAATAAAATTTATCCGGTCATTAACACCTATAATAAAAGTTAGCATTGGCAATCATGATAAAGAAAAACAGTTGCGAAAATTATGGCAAATGGGCGTGATTCAAGATTGTAAACAGGCTTATAAAATTCGGTGGAATGATAATTTGTTTCATTTGCAACATTTACCATTATTAGAATGGGAAGGGTTTTACCAAGATGCTTTTCATTGTTTCGGACATACGCATGGAAAAATCAAACCATTTTTAAGGGCAATGGATATAGGTTTAGATGCTAATAATATGCAAATAATGAATTTATATGATGTTATGAATATGCGAAAAATTTATCATAACATAGATGAAAATCGTGAGAGTATTTTAATAAAGGAAGGCTGGAAAAATGGTTAAGTTAAATGGTGAAATCGTACCAGATAATATTAAAAATTTAATTTTAGATATTGATAATTGTGTTTTAGATAGCAGGGAATGGGAAAAATATATTCCAATAGATAATACTAGAGAAGGTTGGGATAGATACCACGACCATTATTATCTTGTGAGTGAAAATGCCGATATGATAGATTTTATTGATATTCTTATTAAAAAAGGTTTGCAAAATATTTATTTTATTACTGCTAGAGAAGATATACATAAAATGCGAGAAATTACGGAAGGTCAATTAAATGCAGTATTTAGAAATATTAAAGGTTGGAATAGGATTAAAAAATATCTTTATATGAGAAATACTTGTGATTATTCACCTACTGCCGAAGTAAAAAATAATATTTTACATACTCATATTATACCTAAAGTTTTTATTGATTTGGCAATAGATGATGATATTCGTAACGTAGAAATGTATCGTGCTAATGGAATTAAAGCAATACATTATACTAAATATTCTACTCTTGACAATTAGTATAAGATATGGTAATATATTAGTGGTAAATGTTTTTTAGAAAAATTATGTAGGACATATTCTCTTTAGGATGTGTCTTTTCTTTATATTGACTTTATACTTATAGTATGATAGAATACTTATAGGAAGAAAGAGGAAGATATGTCAGAATTAATACCATTACATACACATACATGCTATAGTTTATTGGATGCTTTAATTAAAGTTGAAGATTATGTGCAATGGGGTAAAGATAACAATATGCCTGCATTAGCCATTACAGACCACGGGTCTTTGGCTGGCGCAATAAAATTTTATAAAGAATGCAATAAACAGGAAATTAAACCAATTTTAGGCATGGAAGCCTATATGACTTTAGATTTAGAAAATCAAACTAGAGATAATTATCACCTAGTCTTATTGGCTAAAAATAAGCAGGGTTGGTTAAACTTGATTAAGTTACATAATTTGTCTTATTATAATTTTTATTATAAAAATAGGATAACTTTTGACGATTTGGCAAAATATTCCGAAGGTTTAATTGCTTGTAGTGCTTGTTTGGCTGGCATTATTCCTAAAATGATTATTGCTCAAAATATGCCAAAAATTGACGAGTATTTAAAAAAGTTTAAGTCAATATTTGGTGATGATTTTTATTTAGAATTACAAGACCATAAATTAAAACAACAAAAACCTGTTAATATGATTTTGGTGCAACTTGCAAAAAAATATGGAATAAAACTCATTGCAACAAACGACTCTCATTATGCAAAAAAAGAAGATAGTTTTGCGCATGAAGTTTTATTATGTAAACAAACTCATAAAAAAATATCAGATACGAATAGAATGAATTTTGAAACTGATGAATTTTATTTAAAAAATACAGAAGAAATGCGACAGGCAATCTCTTATTTGGGTGAAGATATTTTTAATGAAGTTTTAGCAAGTTCGGAAGAAATTTATAATAAAATTGAAAATTATGATATTTTACAACATCAATATAATTATCCGACTTTTGGCGATAAAAAAGAATCATTACAGAAATTAATGCAATTAGCACAAGAAGGATTTAAGAAAAGATTTGCCGGTAAAAATATAAATATGCAACAATATGTTGCACGATTAAAATATGAGTTGGAAACAATTTATAAAATTGGTTTTACCGATTATTTTCTTGTATTGCATGATTTATATAAATTTATGGATGAAGCCGATATTGCCACAGGCTTTGGTCGTGGCTCTGGAGCAGGCTCATTAGTTCTTTATTGTCTTTATGTAACACATTTAGACCCGATAGAACATAAATTACTTTTTGAAAGATTTATAAATCCGGAACGTATATCAGCGCCCGATGTGGATTGTGATGTGGAAGATATAAATCGTGGAAAAGTTATTGATTATATTGAAAAAACATATACAAAAGAACGAGTATGTAATATTGCAACTTATGGTAGTTTGACAAGTGTAGCATCGTTTAAGGCTGTTGCAAGTGTATTAGAAATGCCATTTGTTGAAGCAAATAGAATTTCGCAAGAGTTATTAGATACAAATTTATCTCTTGATGAGAATATTGCTCAATCGGAAGAATTACAAAAAATGTATAAAACCGATAGTTTATTTGCGCAAATTATTGATGTTGCAAAAAAATTAGAAGGTGGTATTGATAAACGTGGGGTTCATGCGGCCGGAGTTGTAATTTCTAATCAGCCATTAGAAAATTTGACACCTGTCATGTGGATAGAAGATGCTAGTGGAAAGAAAATCAACTGTTCTGCATTTGAAATGACAGAAATTGATGGAGATTTAAAATTATTAAAACTTGATATTTTAGGATTAAAAAACTTATCTATCGTTAAAGATGCTATGAATAGATTAGGTGATAAGAAATTTAATTTTAAAGATATAACTTTTGATGATAAAAAAACATTTGATTTAATATCTGCCGGCAATACAGGCGGTGTGTTTCAGTTAGAATCTGATATAATGAAACATTTATGCCGAGAAATCAAGCCTACAACATTGGCAGATTTATCGGTTATTAATGCCGGCGCAAGACCTGGTGCATTAGAAAGTGGCTTGACACAAAGTTTTATTGATAGACGTAACGGCAAAGAAAAAATTGATTATGTTGTTCCTGGTATGGAAGATTATTTAAAAGATACATTAGGACTTTTTATTTATCAAGAAAATTTAATGCAATTATCACAAGTTATGGCTGGTTATACAATGCCGGAAGCCGATGGTTTAAGAAAAATTGTCGGTAAAAAACTTATTGATAAATTACCAAAAGAAAGAGAGCATTTTGTTAATGGCTGTATCGCTAATGGACATTCAGAACAAAAAGCAAATGAAGTTTTTGATATGATAGAAAAATTTGGTCGTTATGGTTTTAATGCAAGTCATAGTTTTGCTTATTCTGCATTATCTTATGTAACGGCATATTTAAAGGCAAATTATCCGTTACAATATATGACGGCTTTATTAAATGCCAACTCTGATTCTTTAGATAAACTTAATCCATATATTGATGAATGTTATCGTTTAGGTATTGATGTTGTAGCACCAGATGTTAATAAATCAAGTTATAGTTTTGAACATGATGAAGAAAAGAATGCTATAATTTTTGGCTTTAATGGAATTAAGGGTGTCGGAAATTCAAGTATAGAGCCTATTTTGGCAGAGAGAAAAAATGGTGAGTTCCAAAATTTAGAGAATTTATTGAATCGTATGCCAAGTATCAATAAGTCTGTTGTAGAAGCCTTAATTAAGTGTGGTGCATTTAATAGTATAGAGAATAACCCATATAAGTACCTTCCGGTGCTTGAATTTTCAACAAAGGCTAAATCAAAAGCCGATTATAAAAAAGGCAATATTGCTTATTATGATTGTTTGATTAGATGTTATGTTGAAAGTGTATTAAAAAATAATGATTCATATAAACAAATTGAACAATCTATAAAAGATATTAAGGGTACAAAGAAAGAAGATAAAGATAAAAAGCAAGAATTAAAAGATAAGTTAGAACAATTTATTCAAGTAGGTATTAAATCTTTTAAAAATAGCGAAGGCACAAAACCTAGTATTCCGGTTTTAAAAGAAAATGAAATGGAGATTTTAGGTTTTCCGATTTCACATAATCCCAAAAAAGAAATAATTGCGATGCAAGATTTTATAGATAGTGATAGTATTTATGATATTAAAAGTAGTAAAGATTATACATCATTATTTTATTTTATGGGTAGGGTAAAGAGTATCAAAAGAACTCGTAATGGTTCATATTTTGCAGTTTTAACAGATGATAGTGATGAAATTACTACATTTATGAAACGTGAAACTTATGTTAAATTAGAAGATAAATTAAATCAACCAAGTAATTATTTTCGTATAATAGGTTACTTAAATAAATCTTATGCACCAGAAAAATATGAAGATAATTTTAAACTTGAAGGTATAAGATACTTTAATACTGCAAGAGATAGCGAAATTGTATTAAGGGCAGACATACCACAAGAGAGTTTAAGAACTGTATTGACAAAAATTAAAGAATCAAGTATAATAGAATTAGAGGATATAAATTACCGACTAAATATTATTTGTGGTGATAATAAATATACTACTAAAATTGATTATTGGATTCAAGATTTACAAAGTATAAGTAGTTTTATGGTTGAGTATAATATGACCGTTGTGAGTTAAGAGGATGATTGAGTAAAGTGGGCAATAACGAAAAATTAGCATTATTATATCAAGAAACACCAAGTAAAGAAAATAAAGAAAAAATTTTTAAAGTAATTTATAACGCTTTAATTGATGAAGCAAGAGAAGTATGCCACTATTATAAGAAATGTTTAAATAGAATTGCAAATCAAGATTTATTTTTTGAGGATGCTATGCAGGAAGCCAGCATTTGTTTGGTTAAATGTATAGAAAATTTTGATATTTCAAAAAATACACAATTATCTACATATTATAAAACTTGTTTAAGTAATCATTTATCTGATGTTTTTAAAAGTTCGGTTAAAATCGGTATTAATGAATTTATAGATAGTACCGCTTTTGATTGGATTAATAACGGTTATTCAAATGAAGCCGTTGTTGAAAATATTGATAATAAAGTTTTATATGATATTTTAAACAAGCATATTGATAATTTGCCGTTTTCTAAACCATTACATAAGCAAATTTTCAAAGACTATTGGCAATTTAGCGATGATAAATCGCTAGATAAAACGTCTTTTGGTAGTTTGGGAACGAGATATAAATTATCAAGAATGGCTGTCAAAAAAATTGTAGATAAATATTTTGCGCTATTAAAACAAAGTTTAGTAAGAAGTGGGGATATAGATAGAATACAAGAATATTTGTAAGAGAGAAGGAAACGATGACAAAACAGACAAATTTACAGAAATTTTTAGAATCACAATCGTACAAAAAAGATTTTAAAGATTTAATGCTAGGATTAGAAAAAAAATATGGCGCAGATTTAATTGAAGAAAACGGTATTGGAAGTCAATTAGATATTTCAAAATCATCAAAGAAATTTTTTAAAGCAATGACTACCGCTGATGTATCGGTTGATGCCAATGCTAATGTTACGGATAAATCTGTTATATCTCATAAGATTGAAACGGCAAAACCCTTTCATTTAATTAATAGTTATTATAGATTATGGAAAGAAGTAAAGAAAACCGAAACTAAAGAAAAAGCAGATTGGATTGTAGAAAGTCAAATTACAGGCAGAATGTATATAAATGATTTTACAGGATTTTCTTCTGCAATGGCATATTGCTTTAATTATTCCACATACGATACAGCAGTTAATGGTATTCCAGGAGTATTTGATGGTCGTGGTGGAAGTGAGCCACCTAAAAACTTAATGTCATTTTTAGGACAAATTGAGTTATTTTCACTTATTGCCGGAAATTCAACATTAGGTGCTACAGGACTTGCAGACCTTTTGATTGTTATATCTATTTATATGGATAAAATGTTAAAAACAAAGAAAGATGCCCATGTTCCTATGGTTGATGATAATGCTTGTTGGCAATATATGGAATCAATGCTAACAGGGTTTATTTATCGTTTAAATCAACCTTATCGTGGTTCGCAATCATTATTTAGCAACGTATCTGTTTATGATAATAATTTTCTTGATGGTATGCTTGAAGGCGATGCTTATTCTTTAATGATAGATGATGTTAAATATTCTGCTACAAAAGAAAATATTAAAAAGGCACAAGAAATTTATTTAGATATTATGAATAGAGAAATGGCAAGAAAACCAATTACATTTCCGGTTACAACTGCTTGTTTTTCTATTGATGAAAATAATGAAATTCAAGATGATGAATTTTTAGCATTTATCGCTAAAAAGAATTTACAGTTTGGATTTATTAATATTTATGCTGGCAAATCTTCAACATTAAGTTCGTGTTGCAGATTAAGAAGTGAAAGAGATAATGGAGAATATTTTAATTCTTTTGGTTCGGGTAGTACAAAAATTGGTAGTCTAGGAGTTGCAACAGGCAATCTTCCACAACTTGCTACAATTTGTAAAAGGCAGGCAGAAAATCCAAGAGATGAATTTTTACACAGATTAAAAGATTTGGTTTTGGATTGTCAAACTGTTAATCAGGCAAAAAGAAATATTATTAAACGTACAATTAAGGCAGGAAGCCAGCCATTATATTCATTAGGATATATGGAACTTAAAAGACAATATTCTACTTTTGGTGTTATTGGTTTATATGAAGCGTTAGAAATATTAGGTTATGACATTACTACAAAGGAAGGACAGGATTATGTTCTTGAAATTCTTAATGTAATTAATACCACTAATGCCGAGTTACAAGATAAATATAAAGCACCACATAATTGCGAGCAAATTCCAGGTGAAAATGTATCTGTGAAATTGGCTAAAAAAGATAAGGCTTTAGGTTATAATGAAAATTATACACTTTATTCAAATCAGTTTATTCCTTTAATTAAAAGAGTAAATATGTTTGATAGAATTAAAATACAGGCTTTATTTGACAGATATTTTTCTGGTGGAGCAATATGTCATCTTAACATAGACCAAGAGATTAAGGATGTTGATGTTATGCAGAATTTAATCTATGCTAGTGTTAAAGAAGGTGTTGTATATTTTGCCGTTAATTTAGTATTACAATGTTGTGAAAATAATCACATGTCAGTAGGTAATGTTGATGCTTGTCCGATTTGTGGTGGTAAAATAACAGGTACTTATACAAGAGTAGTAGGCTTTTTAACCAAAGTAGATAATTGGATTCCTGAACGCCGAGAATACGATTTTCCACAACGACAATTCTACGGAGAAGTGGAGTTATAATGGGTAAGTTGTTAAATATAAATTATATTGAATATAGTCCGGCAACTAAATCTTTAGATTTATTTGTTGCCGGATGCAACAAGCCACATTGTAAAGATTGTTGCAATCCGGAACTATTAGATTTTCATAACGGTCAAGAGTGGCATTCATGGAGAGATACTATTGAAGGCTATTTTGGAAGATTTGATTCTTTGATAGATAATATATTTCTTTTAGGTGGAAGTTTTAATCATCAAGACGAAAATGCCGTTAAAGAAATATTAAGTTATTTGTCGTTTTATAATAAAAAAATATGGTTGTTTGCCAGAGAAGATTTGGCAAAAATTCAACCAGCATTTAAAGAATACTGTGATTATATAAAATGTGGTGCATATATACCGGATTTATATACTACAAAAAATATACAAGAAGGCGTGCGATTAGCAACTTCAAATCAAAAAATATATCAGAAAGGAAAGGATTATGTGTAATAAAAATACATACAAAAGACTAAAAAGATTACATGATTATATTACCGATAAAAATTGTTCTTATACAAGAGAATTTAATGGTATGGCTTATAAATATAAAACATTTAAAACAAAGATGGGTGATAGAAATGTCATTGCATCAATGCTTGATAAAGATGTTGTTATTGGCTATCATGATTATGATGATTCTATTTTGTTTATGATAGTATGTAATCAAAAAGGTAAGATAACAATTCTACAGAGTATTTGTGATGAAATGGCAATCTTTTCGGCTATTTATGAACTTGAATGTTTAATTTGGGAAGAAAAGAAAAAGCATAAAACTGATACATTAGAAAAATTATTATCATATTATAGTCCAAATGTGCCTAGTGGATTTTGTTATTTTCCGTATGGCTATTGGAGTTTTGAAAAACATGAATGATACAGTAAATGTGATAATATGTCCTTATTGTGGTGATACATGGATTACAGATAACCCTAACATTACAGAACAAGAATGTTTATGCTTTAGATGTAATAATAAATATTTTCCGGATAAGATTTATAAAATGTGGCATTTTGTCTATAATGCAGTAAAAACAGTAAAAGGACACTAATAAAAAATCTACTCTTGACATTAAATATAATTCATGATATTATAATAATGTTGAAAGACAAAGAACTTTGAAAATAAAATAAATTTTCCGGAGTAGGTGATGGCTATGCACCACGTCAAATTTTAGTGGAAATTCACCGGTGCATCACCTATTTTAAAAGATTTGCGCATGATTTTTGCGAGTAATACCCTTTGGTTTAGTAGTGAAAGTCAATGAGGTACGCAAGTCGCTTAAAAGATTATTAAGGTTTGATTCCTTTTACCCTAGCATTGAGTTCTGGGGTGGCTGACGGCACTACTGCCTAATCTTTCAAGATTAAGTCGCCGAGATTACATTAGGTGCATTTCTACTATGCCGAAAGTAATGGTGTATAGTGATTGCTAATTAACGAGAAAATTAGACTATCTTATTTTTTATTTAGGTTATAAAAGACGTGTGTTGTGGGAAAAGGTTTGACGAGATAAACACCACGCATTATCAACATGTTAGTGTAATAAACCTCTGTTGATGCCGGCATTTATGATTTTATCGGTTACTAAATCATCCTTCCTATTAAGGTTAAAATAGGGCGTAGCAGAGATGGAGCAACGGTGGCTCGCCAGGCTCATAACCTGGAATAGTAGTTAGTTCAATTCTAACCTCTGCAACCAATTAAAATGGGCGACATAGTTTAAATAAAAACAATCTGTTGGGTAATCGGATTATATGGGTAATCAATCTCATTGTCGCCTTCAATTTTACCTCTAATATACATATAAGTAGCACCTAGAAATAGGTGCTTTTTTCGTAATAAAACTTAATATTATTCCATTTTACTATTGCAAAATCTGTAGTTATATGTTATACTATAAGTATGGTTACAAATAAAAGAAAGTGAGTTACTTATGAAAAAAGTAGTAATTATGATTTTAGCATTAATGTTAGTAGGCAATGTCGCTTTTGCCGGTCAATATTCTTCAACTAAAAATTATAAGTTGAATCAATATAACTCTAAAGGTCAAAAGGTTGGTTATACGAAAGTTTATTATCAAAATAATAAATCAAATATCAAAAAGGTAGAAAAATATAGCACTACCGGAAAACGCACAGAGGTTTATAGATAATGTCGGAAGAAAAATGGATAATTTTAACACATAACGAAATACAACAAATTTTTAAATTTTGTGCCACTCATAATTACGAAAATGTCGTGATATTTTCTAATAACTGCGGTGGTATCGGAGATACATTACATATTGCATTACAAGATGAATGGAATGATAATGAAAATTGTGAAAAACAAAATATAACTGATTATGAAAGTTTTTAAAAATGCTTGTAGTTATTCATAGTAAAATTAAAGATGAAAATCTGCCGATGGGATTTTTAACACCTACCGGAATATTTTATTCATGTCGTTGGGGTAAGCATGAAAAATTTGCTGGTGAATATGTTGTTAAAAATAATTTATTAGATGAAGAAAAACAATGGGAAGAAGAAGGCTTTGGTAATGTTTTATATCGTGATTTTTTAGTAAAACAAAAAGGTTGGATGTTATTAGATTGTCCTTCTGATGATGATACAAGTTTTGCTATGTTTGAAACTGAAAAGATTACAGTTAAGCAAGTTATGTATTTGGTTGATTATTACGTTAAACTTAATGATTATGAAAGTTTAAATAAACTAAAGGAACATGTAAATTTATGACAGAATTATCAAAAGAAGAATTAAAAGACCAGAAGAAATATTTTAATACTTGCAAAAAGATACAAGCAAGTATCGTTTTACATGATAAGTATGAATATTTTAGCAATTATTTACGAGATTGGGAGTATTCTATTTTAAAACAAGTAGGTCAATCAGAATCGTATAATGATTTACCTAATTTAGATGTTATTAATATGTTAAAAAGAATTAAAGAACGGATGTTAAAATCAAAATATTAAATTTTACCTTCTCTGAAACGCTGTCATAGCAAGTGTCGGATGAAGGTATTTTTATATCAATGCTCAAACTTAAGAGTTTTTATTCAAAATGATGACTTGTCTTGACTTCTTTAAAAAACAATCGTATAATATGGATGCAATAAAGAAAGTTTGAGGGAAGATATGATTAGTAAGGTTTTTAAAGATGGTATAGTTTTTAACGAAGATTGTATGCAAGTAATGAACGGTTTAATTGCAAAAGGTGTTAAGGTTGATATGATTTTATGTGATTTGCCATTTGGAACTACTGCATCAAGTTGGGATAAGATTTTACCGGCAAAAGAATTATGGAAAAAATACGAACAATTAATAAGTGATACCGGTAGTATAGTATTATTTGCAAGTGGACAATTTATGCCATACTTATTATCTTCAAATCTTCCGTTGTTTAAATATCAATGGGTATGGGTTAAAAATAATAGTACAAATTTTGTTCATGCCAAAAATAGACCAATGACAAAATGTGAATATATTTTAGTATTTTCAAAAGCACCGATGGGGCATGCTTCTCAATTAGGTGATAAACGAATGACTTATAATCCACAGGGTTTAATTGAATGCAATAAAACTATTAAGGCAGGCAAAGGTAGATTTGGTACAATCGCAGGAGAAAGACCATCGCATAAGGCTGAATTTACAAGAGAATATACAAATTATCCGACAGACGTTTTATTAGATTTTCCGGAAACTCCGGCTGGAAAGAAATTACACACAAACGAAAAACCTGTTGCGCTTTTAGAATATTTAGTCAAAACTTATACAAATGGGGGGGTGCTTGGTGATGGACAATACTATGGGTGTAGGAAGTACCTGTCTAGCATGCCAAAATGTGCATAGACGTTTTATTGGCATTGAATTAGAAAAGAAATATTATGATATAGCAGTTAAAAGGTTGAAAGAAAATGAAAATTAAGTTATATAAATACGATGAATTTCCGATAACATACGATACAGAAACTAAAGAAAAAATTTGTATTGGTTTTTGTATGCAATGCCCATTATATTGTGATAATCATCAATTGATTGAAGAAAAAATTTTAGATTGTAATGAAATTATATCTCAAATGATAAAAGAAAATATCTACTCTTGACTTTAATTAAAAAATTTGATATGATTTTATCATAAGAAGAAAGAGGAAATAGATGGCTAACGGAATGTTAATGATAGAAAACGATAAATCCAAAATGGTAAGGTCGCAATATTATAATTCTTTATTTAATAAAGAAACAGGATATTTTGCTCGTTGGGGCAGAACAAAAGATGAAAATCCGTTATATGCTCCAATGCCAGAAATTTTAGATTTAGAAATTTCTGCCGGTAAATGCATGGGGCAATGTCCAGAATGTTACAAGTGTAACGGTGCTGTTGAAAAAACTCATAATATGACATTTGATGAGTTTAGGGATATTTTTCATAAGGTTGCAAAAACTGTTATTGTAACAACTTTTAAGAGTGGTAAAGAGCCAATAAAGGCGGAAATGAACTTATCTTGGCGAGGTTGTTATACAAAAGCCGATATTATTGCAAGAGTGAAACAAATTTATATTGAGCCGGAAGATATTTTAGAAACGAAGGTTTATAATGAAGGTTTATTACAACAAATAGCATTTGGAATTTGTGATATAGGCACAAATCCAGATTTCTTTGGAATGCTTGAATATTGCAGAGAATTTGATGTAATACCTAATTATACATGTCATGGTTTAGATATGAATGAAGAATATGCCGAATTATCTGCTAAATATTGTGGTGCTGTTGCAGTATCGGTTTATAATAAAGAGAAGTCGTATAGAGCAGTAGAATTGTTGTATAATGCAGGAGTTAGACAAATTAATTTCCATACAATAGCACACGATAAGTCTTATAATAAAATATTATCAATTATTGATGATTTGACTACTGATGAAAGAATTAAAGGTAAGGTTAAGGCAGTAGTATTATTAAAATACAAACCTAAAGGTAATGGCGTTGGCAAATTTAATCATTTGACAGATGAGCAATACCGACATATTATTGCATACGCAGAAGAAAAGGGTGTTAATATAGGTTTTGACAGTTGTTCGGCGCATGCTTATTTAAGAGTAATTGCTAATGATAAAGATTATGAACAAAAAGCAATGTGCGCAGAGCCATGTGAATCAAGTTGTTTTAGTTCATATATTAATCATAAAGGCGAATTTTTTGCTTGCTCATTCTGTGAAAATGAAGGTATGTGGCAAAATGGCATAAGTGTTTTGGATGCACAGGATTTTAGAACCGATGTTTGGGAGTCCGAAAAAACACAAAAATTTAGAGAAATATTATTAAAAAATGAAAGAAAATGTCCGATGTATAAGTTGGATTAGGAGAGTAAATGAAAATTCGTAATGGTTTTGTGTCAAATAGTTCGTCAAGTTCATTTTTAATAACGCTTCCACAAGATATAACTAAATATACATTGGAAGAATTTAGAGAATTGTTAAATGGCGAAGGTGTATTTGACCCCGTAGAACAACTATATAATGATTTGTGTGATAAGGCAAATAGTCAACCTAATTTAGATGATTGGGAAAGAAAACACTATGGAATCAATGAGTTAGATTATAATCAATATATTGTTGAATATGGTAATGAATGTGCCGGATTTTGTAATAGTTTGACTTGTAATCAACAGTATGAAATGGAAGAATTTTGTAATGAAATTCAAGATGATTCTGATGGCGAAGTTAATGTAAGGGTTTATAATAATCACTAGGAGATAAAATGAAAGTAAGAAATGGGTTTGTTAGTAATAGTAGTTCAAGTAGTTTTATAGTGCAAATTGATGATGCTAATTTGCTTGAATGCCCTAATTGTAAGAAAATTCTTGAAAGTTTATTTACAATTGCACCGGCTAGAGAAATAGTTGTAGAAGAATATGGTTATAATTCTTGGGAAGATTATTTAGCAGAATACGATGAAGCGGGCGGTTGGAAACCTACTATTTATGATGCTGTAAAAGAAAATAAAACTATTATGTATGCTAATGTTGAATACGGTGAAGAAGATATTTATTATAAAGTTTTAAATTCTATGAACTTGGAGTATGTAGATGAAGGTTAGAAGTGGATTTGTAAGTAATAGTTCTAGTTCAAGTTTTATCATTTCTGGCGATAATGTCAAAAAGGCACAAGAGTTAATAGATGCCAAAGGTGGTTATGATTATTATGAACTAGACGGAAAATTATATACATCATTTATATCGGATGGTGATGATTTCTATGAAGAAATGTCAGCATTGACAGATGATACCGTTGAAGGAAGTCATGGTAGTCCGTATGATGAAGATGCGTTTGTAGAATTGGAAGGCGACAGAGGATTTGGTTGCGTTTATATTCTAAAGGATGTAATTTTGGGTTCGGAGAAAACAAAACTTTACAATGAGTTATTTGCTCTTGACAATCCAGAAGTTCATGCTATACTAAAGAAATACAAGAGGGTTTGGGAATATGAAATTGAGAAATGGCTTTGTAAGTAATTCTAGTAGTTCAAGTTTTTGCATCATCGGAGTTCATACAGATGAAGATACCTACTATAATTTACAGGAAAAATATAGTGATTTAGATTTTTTTAACGGTGATGAAGAAGGCTATTGTGTAGGTTTATGGGCAAGAAAATATTTAGAAGATGAAAAACTTGGCGATGCCTGTGTTACTGTATTTAAAGAGTTATCTTCAATATTGTCATCTGATGATATGGCAAAATTAATGAGTGGTAGTAAAATTGAGTTAATATATGATGGATATTATTCATAAGAAGGGTATTAATGAAAATAAGAAACGGATTTATTAGTAATAGTAGTTCAAGTAGTTTTATAATTTCCGGTGAATATGATGCAGAAAAGATATTAAAATTCGCCAAAGAACAATCGTATAAATCAGAAATTAAATCGGTAGTTGATTATACTTTATTTGATGGATATTCAAAATATAACAAGAAATCACGCCCAATTGTTGAAAGGATTGAGCATGCCAAAAAATCTTTAGATAGAATTGCTTGTGAATATAACGAAAAGGAATTGGATGAAAATATTAAAATTACTACTGTTGGTGAAATGAAACGTAGTAATAATTCAAATTCTGATTTTGATATAGAAGATTGGTATGGAAATACTATTAGTAATTTTGCTGATACTGATTTAGTATTATACGATTCATACGATAATTATATACCGTATGATGCCGGTGAGAAAATAATTAAAAAATTCAATCCAATAGATTATAATACCCACATGGGTTAGTGTTTATAGACAGAAAACGGAAAGAGAGGTTAAAATGAAAATCCGAAATGGCTTTGTAAGCAATTCATCAAGTAGTAGTTTTTTATGTAACATTTGCGGTCAAATTGAAAGTGGCTTTGATTGTAGTTTGTCCGATTTTGAGATGGAGCAATGCGAGCATGGGCATCAATTTCATTTAGCACACGCAGAAAGAGATTTTAGGCAAAGCGCTACAAAAGAAGAACAATATCAATATTTGAGAAAGCATTTTGTATCTGAAAAAGAAGAAACCGAACAAGATATACTAGATTTACAAAATATGATAAATGGTACAAAAAAGATTCCGACCTGGTATCAAAAAGATGTAGAAAAAAATCCTAATTATCTTCAAGAACAAATAGAATATTATCAGCGCAAATTAATAACCGATAATGAAAATATTGAAGATTTGGATATTGATTATAAAGATATGTCTGATGAAGATTTTGATGATGAATATGGCGATATTATATCTGAATATATTTATGATACAGGAGTGCCAGAATCTTTTTGTCCGGTATGTGCAAAATTGAAAGAATATGAGCAGGATGCTGAATGGCAAAAATATAAAGAACTTCAAGAAAAATTTGATGGTGTATGTTTTTAATATTGTTGTAAGACTTGGAATTTCCTATTTATTATTTGGGCGTGTCATCGGGTAATCGGCACGCCTTTTCCTTTACTCTTGACAATATGTAGTAAAATATGATACTATAATATAGGAAAGAGGGCATTGATGATTAATAATTTTACACAAATAGAACAAAAACTTTTAGAATTTAAAAACGGAAGTTATTATAAATTTGAAGCAATTATCCGGTCAAAAGATGGTAGTAATGAATTGGCTACAAATCCAAATTCTACAAGTTTAAAATATTGGTTAATTGATAGTTTGGAATCTTATCAAAAACTAAAACCTATAATGATAAAATTTTGCGATTTAACAGGTGCGAGATTATATTTTACATTGGATAGAAAATCAACTATTAAAACTTTCGTTAATACTTCTCAAACTTTAAATAAGGTTATTGGGGAAATTATTTATGGTTGTGAATTTTCTGTCCATAAACTCAATAAAATCGTGGCTTCTGAAACAAGTAAAAAAGAAAGTACCGATAAAATGAAAGATTGTGAGGGTTGTCGTACTTGGTTAATAGACCTAGATAAAAAACACGAACAGATTAAAGAGGGTATAAAAAACTTTTGTGGAGATGGCTATTTAACTACATTAGAAACGGTAAATGGTTATCATATAATAGCAAAAAAGAATTTTGGAGCAGAAAAATTTAGAGATTTGCTTGAAACATCTTTATTGTTATTTACAAAGAATGAAAAACTTGTAGAAGAATTTATGCCGTTAATTGAATTAAAGGAAAATGGATTAGGTTTAATATATAAAGGAGAGTAAAATGCGAACTATTTATATTTTGCGTGGTGCGCCGGCAAGCGGAAAATCAACATGGATTGAAAATAATCATTTAGAGCAATATGCACTTTCGGCGGATAAAATTAGGGTAATGTATCAATCACCTATTTTGAATAAAGAAGGTAATTTTGTTATTACGCAACAAAATGATGGTAAGGTTTGGAAGTTATTGTTTAATATCCTAGAAGAAAGAATGGCTAGGGGTGAATTTGTTATTATTGATGCAACTCATTATAAATCTGAATTACTTAACAGATATAAACAATTAATTTCAAAATATCGTTATCGTGCATTTGTAGTAGATTTTACAGATGTGCCGTTAGACGTTTTATTAGCAAGAAATAACGCAAGAGATGAATATAAAAGAGTACCGGAAGAAACTATTAGAAAAATGTCGGCTGTATTTGAACAAGATACGGAAGTCAGTAAGAAATTTAATATTTTAAAACCGGCAGATGCCATTGCAAAATTATATGAAGATTTAATTTATGATTATAGCGAATATGATAAAGTTGTTTTCTTTGGCGATATTCATGGTTGTTATGAGCCAATTAAATCTTATTTTGAAGCAAGACCTTTTGATGAAAAAACAGCATATATCTTTTTAGGCGATTATCTTGATAGGGGTATTCAAAATAAAGAAGTGATAGAGTTTTTGTTATCTATTAAAGACAAAAAGAATGTTTTATTACTTGAAGGTAATCATGAGCAATGGTTAAGAATGTATGCAGAAGAAATTGGCGCTGAAACTTCTTTAGATTCCGACCATGCTAAAATTCTTAAAAAATATGGTGGTAAAGAATTAATTTATGAAATCAATAAGAATAAAATTAGAAGTGGTGAATTTGTAAAAAATACAATTCCACAAATTGAAGGATTTGATAAAAAAGATTTGCGACAATTATGCCGTAAATTTGGGCAAATGGCTTATATCAATTTTAAGGGCAAAAAATATTTTGCTTGTCATGGTGGTTTGCCTACAATTCCTACAATTTTTACTTCAACAGATGAAATGATTAAGGGTGTTGGAAAATATGAAGATATTGATTTGATTTATGATGCTTGGAGAAAAAATACTGATGATGTAATTCTTATTCATGGTCATAGAAATATTTTTGATGTTAAAGCCAATGCAGGCGAAAGAACTTTTAATTTATGTTCTAATGTTGAATTTGGCGCACCATTAAGAATTTTAGAAGTTTATGGCGAAGATGGTAGTGCCGTATGGGAAATGCCTAATCCGGTATTTAATAAAGATTGTTTTAAAGTTCAAGAAAAAGTTGATAAACTTGAAACAAAAACCGACAATGAATTATTAAAAGAACTTAATGAATCAAAATTAGTTCAAAAGAAAATTCTTAAAGATGGTATTGTAAGTTATAATTTTAAACGAGATGTATTTTATCGTAGAGATTGGAATAATTTAACTTGTAAGGCAAGAGGTCTGTTTGTTGATGCAAAAACTGAAAAAGTAATTGCACGTTCATACCCAAAATTTTTTACATGGGGTTGAAAAGTTTACAGTTTATAAAAAAATAACTATAATATTTATAGGAGATACATAAATATACTTAATTATAATGAATATTATAGGAGATAAAAATGAGAGAGTTTGTAAAAAAATGTAAATATTGCGGTAAAACTTTTACTACAACGTCAAAGATTCGGATGTGCTGTTCTGATGTATGTAGTCATAAATCTAGTGCATTAACTACTAAACAACGTGGTAAAAATTTTAAACGACAATATAAATTAAATGATAATTTTTTAGATATTGATAGTAATATAAAATATTACTTTTTGGGTTTAATGGCTTCTGATGGATGTTTAAATGAACTTAATCACACAATCTCTATTTCTCAATCTGGGGATAATGGATTAAAATTAATTGAATATATAAAAAAAATATTAGATACAAATTATCCTATTTATATTACTAATCCTAAAGTTGGTAAACAAGTTTATTCATTAAGTTTTAGAAGTCAAAAAATTTGGCAAAAATTAATAGAAAATAATATAAAACCTAGAAAAACTTATAATTTTCACATACCTGAATATATTTTAAATGACTTAAATAAATTAAAGTATTTTTTTATCGGATATATTGATGGTGATGGTTGTATTGGCGTTTATAAAAATATGTTGTCTATTAGTTTTGTATGTTCATTTAATATGCAAAAGCAATTAGAAAAAATATCTATATTTCAAAATGCTAAATTTTGTAAAAAAAATAATGTTATAGATATTAGGTTTAATGGGATTAAAGCATTAAGATTCTGTGATTTTTTATATAAAAATATCTCGGTTTATAAGTCATATAAATACAATAAATATATTGAATATAAAAAAGTAATGTTTGACATTTCACCAAAAATGAAGTATAATTTTATACAAGAAGAATTGTTTAAAGCCTTTGAGGAAAATCCAAACTTAAATTGTATGCAATATGCAAAAGAGCATAATATAAATTTTCAATATGTTTATTATAATAGAGAAAAATGGAGAAAGCAATATGATAAATAAAGAATTATTAATACCAGATAAATCAGAAAGTTGGAAGTCAGAACAATTAAAAAAGATATTAGTATTTCCGGTTACTGCATACAAAAAAGAAAATGGATTTTTGGCTTTAATTTCATATAATTGGAATACCGATGAACTTTTGATATGCTCAAAATCAACTAATGATGGTGATTTTGTAGGTTATATTAAACAGCAATTAGAATCAATGCCAAAAATTAGAAGAAATACCATTAAACAATATTGCAAAGAAAATAATTGCACATTGGTTTGTGAATGTGTTGATATAAATAATGACCCGCATATTATTAAATATCAAAAAAATCATTTATTTTTATTAGATATTGTGGAAAATGAATTTGAATTTAAGAAAAGTAATTATAATGAAGTCGTTAAAGTAGCAGATTATCTTGGTTTAGAAGTAAAACAAGTTGCATATACATTCAATTGTTGGGAAGAATTATATGCCTTTAAAAAATCACAAGATTCTTCTTATGATATTCAATATGAAGGTTGGGTATTTGAAGATGCTAATGGCTTTATGGTTAAATACAAAACTAGATTTTATAAATTTTGGAAACAAATGAGAGCCGTTAAAGAAAAACTACAACAGGGTAATAATGTTAAAAAGATTTTTTCTTCGGAAGATGAAGTTAGGGTGTTCAATTTGCTTAAAACATTGAATGCTGAAAATAAATTACAAGATATGTCAATAATTGATATAGAAGATATTTATTATCAAGAACATCCAGAATTAGTAAATGTTTAGTCTTGACTTAAATAAAAAAATTTAGTATAATTAAATCATACAAAAGAGGTTAAAAATAAATGAGTAAAATTTATGTTAAAAAGTTAAGAGAAGATGCTGTAGTGCCTGCAATGGCAACTGTAGGTTCTGCCGGTAGTGATATTAGAGCCTGTTTATACGATGAAGAAACAGGAGAAAAAATCACGAAATTGAAAGTGCCGGCGTTTGGAACTGTAAAAATTGGTACAGGCTTGGCATTTCAATTACCGGAAAATCATGTAATGTTAATTGTGCCTAGAAGTTCAACAGGAACTAAAAAAGGATTAATGTTACAAAATACCGTAGGTGTTTTAGATAGCGATTATCGTGGAGAATGCTTTTTATTCTTTAGAAATATGAAAGATACGCCTGTAGAAATTGAAGATGGCGAAAGAATTGCACAAGTAATAGTAATTCCTTATCCTACATTAAGATATGTAGAAGTAAGTGAATTAGAAGATACAGAACGTGGTGCTGGTGGTTTTGGTTCAACAGGTAATAAGTAAGAAAGGAATAATAATGGCGATTAGTAAAAATAGAGAAGATTATAGATTTTATAAGATTTGGGCGGATATGAAGCAAAGATGCTCTAATCCTAATTGCCATAAATTTTATCTTTATGGTGGTCGTGGTATTCAATATGACTTAAAATGGATGTGTTACGAGAACTTTAAGTCTGACATGTACCCATCTTATCTTTCTCATTGTGAGCAATTTGGGGTCAAACAAACCACGTTGGATAGAATAGATGTAAACGACCACTATTATAAAGATAATTGCCGTTGGGCGACATATAAGCAACAAGCGGTAAATATTCGTAACAAAGAAGAATACTGTGGATATAATTTAATAACAAATCAGATGTATAATTTTGATAATCTTGCCGATTTTGCACGACAATTAGGTTTTGTTCGGCAGGCTATATTTAGAGTTATACATGGTAATATAAATATGCACCATAATTGCGTTTTTGCTAAAGTTGAAAATAGTAATTGGCAGAGTGCATATCAAATATTAAAAGAAAATGCTGATAGATTATATAAAAAATATCCGAATTTATTAGAACAAAAAAGGCTATATATGGAGAGTAAGAATGGTTAGAATTATTAAATTTGAAAAGAATGGCTGTATGCCATGTAAGAAATTAGATGCAATTTTGGACAAGTTAGGTGTAGAAGTTGAACACAAAAATATTGACGAAGAAGATTGTAGCGCATTGATTGAGGAGTATGGGATTATATCAACTCCGGTATTGTTAAAAATCATTGACGAAAATAAATTTACTGCATTACATGGCATAAATCATACAATGAGTGAATTTAAAGAATTTTTAGAAATTGAAGATGCCGAAGCGAAAACACCTGTAAATCCAATTTGTGCTAATTGTTCAAATGGCATGTGTTCATTATAAGAAGTAAGAAAGAGAGAGAAATGGGTGGAGTATATAATAAAGACAATAAAATTTTGGTTTATAATACCGATTGCCTTATTATGATGGAGAAAATGATACAAAGTGGCTTGCAAGTTGATTGCATAGCCACAGACCCGCCCTATTTAATGACTTCAAGGGGTTGCAATGGTACAACAGGCGGAATGCTAAAAAAGAAAATTGGAATGTCTGGTAAAGTTTTTAATAATAATGCGTGTGATGTAACAAAATGGATGCCAAAATGTTACAATTTACTCAAAAATGGGGGGCATGCATATTTTATGACTAACGACAAAAATTTAACAGATTTTCTTATCACTATTCGGGATTGCGGATTTAATTTTATTAAAGATATTATTTGGCATAAAGATAATAAAATTATGGGGCAATTTTATATGACAACAAAAGAGCATATATTATTTTGTCGTAAGGGAAAAGGAATCAAGATTAATAATTGTGGTACACCAGATGTATTAGATATACCAAATAAAAAACATAAAGATGCTAATGGTGAAAATTATCATGATACAGAAAAGCCAATAAATTTAATGAAAATTTTAGTTGAAAATTCTACAAAAGAAAATGAAATTGTATTAGACCCTTTTGTTGGTATTGGTGCAACTTCAATAGCATGTCAAAAATCAAATAGACGTTTTATTGGTGCTGAAATTGATGAAAAATATTTTAATATTACAAAGGACAGATTAGATGGTAAATTCACAGAATAAACATATTGATACAAAATCTTATATATCTGATGAAATGCAAGTTGGTAAAGCCGGAGAATATCTAGTTTGTTGTGATTTAATATGTCAAGGAAAAGTGGCTTTTTTGTCCGAACAGGGTTTACATTATGATGTTATTATAGATATTGATGGCAAATTAAAAACTATGCAAGTAAAAACTAGCCAATCTTTATTTATAGATAGTACAAAAATACCAAAGGTGCGTTTTGGATTAAGAAGATGTAAAAGTAATAAACATCCGTATGGTTATAATAATAGTGGTGATGTAGATTATTTTGCATTTGTATTTTTACCAGAAAGAAAAATTGCTTATTTTAAACGAGAAGATGTTTTGTCTAAAAATGGTTTTTATAAACAATGTATTGAATTTAAACTAGAAACTTTTAAATATAAGACTAAAAATGGGAGATATATAGAGCAATATGCTAAATTTACAGAATAAAAAGAAATACAATATTATTCTTTGCGACCCAGCATGGAAGTTTAATGCAAGAAATAATACTGAAACTCGTTTTGGTGGTGGTGTTACTGATAAATATCCTACAATGTCATTAAAAGAAATTAAAGCATTAGACATACCGTCAATTGCTGATGATAATTGCGCATTATTTATGTGGGCGACTACATCAACAGGTGATAGTAATTTGGCACAGAAGTTAGAACTTTTTGAGCATTGGGGTTTTAGATTAGTAAATATTGGTTTTACTTGGGTAAAAATTAATCCTAATAAAATGACTCCGTTTTTTGGTATTGGTTATTATACAAAGTCTAATGCAGAACATTGTTTTTTGGGTATTAAAGGTAAAATGAAACCGGTATCAAATAAAGTATCTTCTTTAATATTTGCTCCAAAAGAAGAACACAGCAAAAAACCAGATATTGTAAGAGATAAAATTGTTGAACTATTTGGAGATTTACCTAGAGCAGAATTATTTGCACGTCAAATAACACCAGGATGGGATTGTTTAGGAAATGAAATTAACGGACAAGATTTAAGGGAAATTTTATAATGAGTGAAATAAGTTTTGAGCAAATGGATTATAAAAGACTACAGCAAGAAAATGATATGCTGACGGATAAAATTGCAGAATTGCGAGATAAATTTTTGCCGACAAGTTGGCTTGATTCTATTCATCCGGATGCTTTAGGCGAGGTTGTAGCAAGTCCATATAGTGTGTTGTGTTATTTAGAAAGATATATTGAGGAATTTTTACAATGATTTTAGAATTTTGGAATACGATTTGGATTTATTTTTTATCAAAATGTTTGTTGGGTTTTAGAATTGATACTAGTAGATTACCATTTTCAACAGTAGTAAGACTTATACCTTTTTATAAACTTGATTTTTGG